GGAATCTTCTCAATCTCAGCGCCAACCTCGATGCCTGCCATCTTAGCCTGCTGGAGCATCTCCTTGTTCTCCACGTTGAACTTAAGCTCTGCCTTCTTGCGCTCCTTCTCGGTGATGCTCAGCGGGTCGATTGCCTCCACGTTGGGGTATGGATTCTTAGATAGAATCTTGTTTACGACAATCTTAACGAACTTAGGGATGATGGGTACGGGTGACCAGTCGATGTTAAGCAGTGAGCCGTCACCGTTGTTCGGGTCCAGCGAATTGAGTATCTGCTTGTAAATCTTCGTGTCTTGTGTGCCGTTGGCGTAGTCGCGGTAGCGTTCGAACTCGTCCAGGCGCTTCCTAAAGATGCTGCCGTGGTCGTCCGTATGTCCCCACTGCGACTCGATGGCTCTGGCGTACTTCAGTCCGTAGGACTTTGCGGCCTTAGCCTCGGGAGATGCTAGCGGGTCAGGGAAGTTCCCCTGCTTGTTATTGCTTTCCATACCTATTCTTTATCCCCAGTTTATGTGCAAATATACCCAATAATATGTTGTGGGTTAGCGAGTTATATCCTTGAACCGTCTGAGGAACACTTTACTTGACATATCCGCCGTCTTTCTCTCCTGCTTAACCCTCTGTGCGGCAAGCAACGCCAGCCCCGAACTGATGGTCAAGTCAAACTTTGTTCTGTCGTCAATCCTGTATCCAATCCAATCCTCGAGCGTCCTGTCGAGATACATCCTGCCGTAATCGCCAGTCTCCGCGTTCATACCGACGTGTTCGTGAACGAATGCTTCGATTGCCTGTGCGTGGGCCTGTATAACATCCTGCGAGTTGGACGGTATACCCTTGGTCTTCACGTTGGAGCTAGAGCCTGGAGCCTTTAGATGTTCTGGCCTATCCATAATGTATCCGTCGTATCCACGCGACTCGAAGTAGCGTACTATCCCGTACTTGTTGTTTTCTATGAGCAGCGGATATCCGTAGAACACCGCAGCCATCAGCACGTCCTCATAGAAGATTCTAGCTAGCGGCGGGCGGTTGGCGTACTCAGCCACGAACATATTGCTCGGGTAGCTCATATTGAACTTGTTGTACAGGTGACACGCACCCTTAGAACCCCTGCCGTCCATCGTATTGTCGAGGTCATAGGAGTCGACACCGCCAGTACCGAGGTGGTCGTTGGCAGGGAATACCTTACCGAACTCCTGCTTTCGTTTATTTCGGATATCGTCGGGCGGCAGCCACGTCACTAGCCATCGGCCGTTGGAGTCAGGGTTCCATAGCACCTCGCTGTCGGGCTTACCGTCCTTCCATACGAAGTTACCCTTTACGACTGGGCTTGGGTACATCTCCCTGTTATGCTGCAACTGCTCGTATATCTTGCCCACGTTGAAGTGTGATGACTTCGTTGAGTCGCGGAATGCCTCCTCCTCGCTCCACGGGAACTGTCTGATTACCTCATTGAGTTCGTATGGGTCGTGCATCAACGCCTTGCGCTCGTTCGACAGGTAGGTCTTGGCTCCGATGCTGATGACGTCGCCGTCCATAGTGAGCGTAGGCTCCGATGGGTCGTCCATTATCGGCATACCGTAAACGTCGAAGAAGCCCTCCAGGGCCTCGTACGCGGGTACGAATATCTTATACAGGCCAGACTTGGTCCTACCGTTCTCGTTTCGCTTGGTGGGGTCGGAGTCGTAATACAATTTCTTGTAATTTGCACCTCCCTTATCCAACGGGTTCACCGTGGAGCCCACCATAGCCTTACCGACAATCTTCTTACCTACCAGCAGACACGTGCGGTGGATTCGCCATACCTCGTTGATGTCCAGTGGATTCTCCCACTTACCAGCCTCATCGAGATATAGATAGTGCAGTTTCTCACCGTCGTATGCGTTGGCCACCGAGTTCTTCCAGTTAATCACCGTATCGAGAGCCTCGGTCTGATTGCTCACCTTGTTGGTCTTGGTGATTCGCTTCGCGGGCTCGCGGAACGCTAGCTCAACGCGAGGGTTGGTGGTGCCGTCCTGGATTGGCTTGAAGAAGAACGGGTAGCTACGGAACATTGGTAGGAGCTTCTTCATAAAGATGTTCTCCTGCGCGTCCTTACCAGTCTTGGACATAATGCCCAGCACCTTATTGGATACCTGCGTACCCTCGTCGGCCAGTGCCGCACCACAGATGTTCGTATAACCAGAGCGTCGACACTTAGTGTATATCTGTCCCACGCATCTAGGGTCCTGCTTGCACGCCTCAAAGTGGAGGTATAGCTTGCGCTGGAAGTCCAGATAGCTGGCGTAGCCGATGTCCATCTGACTCCATTGGAGTAGCATATAGTGATGACCTGTGATGTATGTTGGAACACCGTTGTTGTAGAACCATACACCGCTGCGTCTGCGGTGGAACTCTTGGTCGATGAACTCAGCGTGCTTAATGCGGAACTCCTTGGGCTGCTCCATCCATTCGTCCATCGAGCGTATACGCATCAGGTCCTGCGGTACGGGTAGACGCTTCCACATCTGCTCCTCACGCTTGAGCCCGTTGAATAGTATATCCTTGGCGAGCGGTTTCTTTGGTAGCTGAATGAAGACATCAGACAACTCAATGACCTCGCCTTCCGTCCCATCGGGACAGATGTTCACCACGAAGTCTTTGTATCCGTCTATCTTCTTAAGGCCAGCCATTACTTCCTGTATTTCTCAGCGAAACCGCCTGAAAAGTCGGCCTGCTCGCCCATACTGCCGCTCTCGGACAGGCTACGTATCATATCCTCAAGTCGTTGCCTTTCTTGCAACAGTTCACGCGCATCCACGGCGGTCTGTTTGATTGACTGGAGCTCCGCCTTGCGTGCCGAACCGTTGATTTCTGGGTCGACGGGCTTCTTAATCTCCTCAATCATATTGTTGATGGCCACCTCCATAGAGTCCATCAGACGCTGTGCCGCATCGATTGTGGTGAATTCAGACTTTCTCCGCGACATACAACAGGTCGTTAGGTGTCATCCTCCAGAGCTTCTCACCGTTTACCTCCATCGTATAGTCGGATTCCTTGCTGAAGCCTACTCGGTCGCCAGCGTTCACACCCATCTCGAGCAGTTCGGGGGTATCGAAGCGGACGATGCCTTCCATCTTGACCTCCTTCTTCATCGATAGGATGAGTCCAGACTCAGACGTTGGCTCCTCGCCCTCCTCGGGGATTAGGAACACCCAACCTGGGAGCACCTTAACCGCTCCGTCCTCGCTTTTGTAGGCGTATGCCTGTGAACCGTAGCCGCCCTCTGGGTCGAACTTCACGCGATATAGCTCCTTGTCTATCTCTGCTCGCTTGTCCAGCACCACGTGATGGTGGAAGTATAGCGTGTCACCCTCCTTGGCTCCCGTGGGGAACTTGACTGGGGTGGCCACAATCTCCGCCTCGCTGATTCTGTTGGCGAACTCGTCGAAGCGAGAGTCAAGGAATATCTCCGTGTCCCCGAACTTGATGGTGTCCTTGAACTTCTTGGGCATCCTTACGATGAACTCGTGCAGAACTCTCATTAGAACTTACAGTCGTTTTCGATTACTACGGGCATACCGATGACTTCCTTCCACGGAATGGTTCCGTCTGGGTTCTGAATGTAGATGGTATAGTCCTTACGTCCGTACTTAGCGAACGTGCGCTCGTCGAGCTCGATGGCTACGATTACTCCGTCGTTGCCTGCGGGGTTGCCTACGACGTACGCCAAGGCATCCTTCGGGTTTTGCCCGATGATAATCTTCCTAATCATTGTGTTATTCTTTATCTGGGTCTCCTCCAGCTCGTCGAATCCAGTAATCTACCTTGCTGGTGTCGTTACGCTCCTGATGCTGATATCCTGAGATAATTAGACCGACCACTTCGTCGAGCTCCTCCTCGTCAGCCACGTTGACTGAGAAGGCGATATCCATCGTGGGTTCGTCGTCCTCATCAAGTTCGTCGTAATTCACGGAGCCAATGGCCGCAACCACGAAACCGCTCTCCTCAAGGCCATACTTTAGGATGAGAGTGTTTATCTCGTACACGAGGTCCGAGAACTCCTTGTACATCTCCTCCTGTTCTTGCTTGGATAGACCCATTGTTATGAATTTTTGTATGAAATTTGTCACGAATTTACGAAACAATATAATATGAGAAGGGGAGCCAACACCAGGAGGATGCGTGAGTACGCGATACTGCCCGCCAAGAACATACTCCGCAACTACCTGAAGTACCTACGACACGTCAAGGTGGACATATCGCAGAGCTATGGGCTGACCCCTTCACAGATAGACTATCTACTTTTCATCTACGACCTTGAGTTCTTCACTCTGATGTACGTCAGAAGTCACTTTGCGGCGATATCCGACAATAAGATACGTATTATGTACAACAAGCCGATGATGAATATGGGTCTCATCGATGTCTACATAAGCAGACAGTCCGTCACTGAGGAGGACAAGCAGTTGTTTGGGTTGGATAATGGTGTGGGCTACGGTGCCAGATACTGCCTATCACAGAAGGGTAGGCTACTGGTGCAGAAGATTTACCGCAAGTTAGAGGGTCTGGAGGCTATCAATGCTCCCGAATGACCTTGAACGGCATCTCCAGTGACGCTCCCTCGTGGGGTACGAACTTACCCTGGTGTGGCATCAGGTAGTATCTACCTCCCTTGCTCATCCAATGGTAGCCCGCTGGGGCCTTCACCATCACCTCGTTGGGTCTCTTAAGGTCTGTCCTCTTATTAGCCTTCATTACTTACGGAATTTAGCCACCTTAGCGGCGATGTTCTTAGGCTGAGACACGAACTGCTTGCCTGACTTGTTACCCTGAGCCTTCGCTCTGTTGGTGGCTGCCTTCTCAGCGTTGCTTAATGCACCCCAGGCCGCCTTCGGCAGATAGCGCTTCTTGCCTTCGCTGGGTTTGCCGTCGGAGGTCGTCCATTTCTGCTTGGTCCACTTAGATAGGTTCGTCTCCTTCTTAGCACCCGAGTAACCACCGCCCGCCTTCTTGTACTTGAGCACGGCCAGTTGAGCCTTACGTGCGCTCCACTCACCAGGGTCTCCGCCCTTTGAGCTGGACTTCACGCTGGCTACGATGCGTTTCCACAGTCCTGGGTTACTCTTCTTTGCTTCCAACGGTCAATCGGTTGATTATCTGCAAATTTAGTGTCCCAGTCAATGCCCTATCAGGGCTCACTCTCTTGATACCGCGCGTGTTCTCGCCACGCTTCTTCGCTGACTTAGCCATTCCAGTTGATGTAGTGGGTGATAATCTTGATGTCCTTCGACTTGAGAAACTTCCCCTGTGGGATTTCCAGCCCGTTGAAGTAATCGTTATAGTGCTCACGTACCACGGCGTTCCACTCTCCCTCGTAGGGGTTGAAGTGGAATACCCAGTCGTTGAATGCCTCGTTCTTCATTTCTTGCTTCTATTGCGTCTGGCCATAATCATACGTGCCTCATCGTGGTCGTAATCCTTACCATCACCGTTTCCGTACGTGCCAGCGTCTCTATTCTTCTTGTTCAGGAACGCACGATACTTTCTCCGCTCCTCGGTGGAGTGGTATTCGGTGTCGTACGCCTTCTTCTTCTCCTTGGCGACTGGGTTTTTGGCGTAGAACTCTGCGCTCTTACTCTTCCTCGCTTTCATAGCAGGCCTTAATCTTGTAGTGCATTGGCGCCATACCTGCGGCCTTCACAGCCGCCTGCATCTGCTTCACAGCAGCCATAAGGTCGGGGTGCTTCACCTCAATCTCCTGTCCAGCGTACATCTTTCCGCCTTCTTCAAACTTCTTAGCTTTCACGCTTCTTTCTTTTTATCACTTTAGACATATCGAACTTGACCAGCTTCGAGCGGTTGTCGGGTTTTGGCTCAGGCTTACTCCCCGACGACTCCACTGGTCTCTTTACGGCTATCACGGCTTCCAGGCTCTATATGCCGTCTTCCCGTGATGCTTGTACGCCTCTAGAATCTCCTTTCGGTTACCCTTGGCGGAGTAGCTCACGTGTACCCAGTCAGGATTCTCCTTGGTACCGAACTCCCAAATCATCTGGTCGAACACGAGGTTCTCTCTGATGTAGTGGAACAACAAGGCGTTCCCGTTCTTCACTGACTTGAGGCTAAGGTCGGCCGCCTCACCCTTGCAGTGCTGCGACGTGGATGACCCACCGATGGCCTTATTCAGGGCTGTGCCTCTGAGTCCTGAGTTAATCTTAATCGGCTTACCGATACCCTCACGCAGGGGCTGTAGCACCTTCTCTGCGAGGAGCTTAAGCGCGGCTAGCTGCTTCTCGTCTGGTTCGTTCTTAATACCGAGCTTGTCAGCCGTTGGGCTATCCGTGAGCTCCTTTAACGTAAAGTTCTCTGTCAGTTGCATAACTATCTGTGTTATAGTCACAAAGATACTATGATATACCATTCCGTATCCGAAGGGCGGTACTATGCATAACACACTATTGATTATCTCGTTTTTTTTTTGTAACTTTGCTCCTGTAGTGCAAGGCACAAGACGACGTGCTATAGCGGACGTAATCGTCCTAGAGACGGAACTACGGAACGATTGGCAGTGGAGGACAGTCCCAAACGCCCGTCCGCAACTGACAAAGAATAGAGCGACAGCTACTACAAAGACTTGAATACAGGATGCGTGTGCTTAGGCTCAAACGGTTGCGTATCCCCGATTTCCCTACTATTTAACCGCTTGTATTAACCGTCTAGGTAGACTTCACGGTGTTTTTGTTTCATATCAGGTCAACATCGTCTTGATTTGGGGACGAGTTATGTATACCCTGGGGAGAATTATACAAGAACGACGCTGCGCCCCCGACCCCGAAACGGAATCCCGAACCCAACCCCCTCGTTATCAACACGTTACGTTCAAACATTTTAGCGTTTTGCTGTTGGGGTGGGTGGGTGAGTGGTGTGCCTACTTTGTGTCACTATTAGCCCGTCTACCTTAATCGTTTCGGCCTGTTCGCTGTAGAAAAAGTAGGGAAAACGTGTCACCGAACGTATGTTTTTTTTCGTGGGGGGACTTGGCCGTAGACCTGCATCAATCCCCCTACCATTTTCTCCCACTATTTACCACGTTAATACTTCACCGAACTGAGTACGCTAGGCACGCATAATTGTATATTCTTTTTTGTATACTATAGTAGACAGGTCGTGTGCTTGTTTGTGTGGTATAAACGCACGGATTCTGTACGGGTGTTTTATTAAACGAAAAAAGTATGCTTATCGCCGTATTCTGTACATACGTTGGCTAGTTAAGTCGTTGGTTGTCAAGCGGTTCGGGTCGTAATCCTGTGCATATGATTTCTTAAATGTCGCTGATTATCAGGTAGTTACGTTAACTCGCTGTGTTTCAGTACGTTGTAACTTGCTGAGTTTTAGGCAGTTAGTAACTATCTGATTTTCAATGGATTACTAAGTTGTTGATTTTCAGTCACTTTTATTTAGAACGATTCTAAATTTCACCCCCTAGTAAACTTTTTTTTGTGTGCTGATTATCAAGCAGTTAGCCCTATATATTCCTTATAGGCGAGCGGGAGTCCTAACTTTTTTTGTGGTCGGAGTTTGCAGATGTGCAAAGTCGTCGTATGTTTGTGGAGTCGAAAGACAAACGCTCTTTAAAATTCTGAAACACAAAACGCGGCGGCCGCTAGGTCGAATACGAGGTGTTTCTAAATAAAGTCCCATAGTGACGATAGGCGGAGAGATGTTAGCGAAAGCGCCTCCCAAAAATCGGAAACCCACCTTGTGAACCCTGTACGATTCAGTCAGTAGGCCACGGCCTACAGGCTGTCGGGCGTTAGGGAGCGGAGTAGCAGGTCAGGTCTGATTGAGTAGGTGATGTAATCCAAGTGAGTAGCGTAAGTAGGCTAGCACAATCCGACCGAAAGTAACGAGGGCAGGTAGACGAGACGAGCAAGGCCAAGTATGGCGGCCGTAAGAAATCAAGCCTCAGACAAACGAAAACGAAGCGCCGTGGCGCAAAGGTTTCAGGCGGTTGGGGGGAGGCCAATGAACACCGCAAGAACACCCAAGCAAATCAAGTCAAAACAAGCCGAGAACAAACGACAGCGAAAGACAGCGTATGCGGTGCGTAAAAAGCGCCGCCAAAGGATAGCAGTCGTGGAGGAACTAACAGCGTATGCGGTAGATGTTGCGAGCAACAACGCCGCCAAAAAGGTTCGCCTGTTCAAGGCAATAACTGCCGCTTGGAGTGCCGCAAGGCATAGGGTTCGAGTCCCTACGGCAGTCAAAATTCAACCACTTAAAACCACAACAATTATGGAAAGTTTTTTCGAACTCATTCAGATGCTTATAGGAGCCGCAGTTGTAGCGTATGTCTACTATCGCATCTACAAGTATGAAAGCAACCTCGAATAAATAAAGGTTAACTGACGAGGCTTTAGTAGCCGAAACGAGGATTCGTCCTCGTCTTAACCATTACAAAACTTAATTCTTTTCAGTTATGAAAGTCACCAACATCGTATCAGGCCGCAAGATTGAACTTCACCGAGCATACCACAACGCTCAGTTCGACTTCTACTTCGGAGTCAACAACGATTATTTCCGCTACAGGTACATCGCTAGCGACGGAACCACCAAGCAAACCTTGTTCCCTATGGCGCTCGACGCAGCAGCGTACGGAATTGATGTCAATATGCGCTGTCACGAGTCAATGTTTATCACCATCGGTGCGCTCCGCACTGAGGCAAACATCTACTACCGCCACACTAGCGGACAGCGTAACCCGCTCCGACTCGAGGGCTTCCCGCACCTTGAACTCAGCGACGCTACGTTCGAGGCTGTGCCTATGACCGAATACCCAACCAACTTCGTTTGCGTTGTTATCGACGGCCAATTATACACCACCGACCTGTGTGCGTTCACCGATTACCGCACATCCGAGTACCCGCTGTTCGGTGCAAACTTCGCCTCTCAGGAGATTCGACTGCACGACCAATACCGCCACGAGTACCTAAGCCAAATCCGTCGTAGCGACAACGACTTGGTTGTTGGTGAGTGGGAGGGACGCACGGCAATCTTCGAGAACGCCGAAGTCGGCCGTCGTTACGGAGACGCACCATCGTTGGGAGGTTACCACCTTACGTCACGCAGCAAAAGCGTCCTAAACGACGCAAGTGTTGATTGGTTCGTAGGCTTCGAGGTTGAGAAAGAAGACCGCGAGGCACGCAACCGCTGTGCTTGGGCTAGTTCAAACCTAGGCAACGGATGGATTGTTGAGCGTGACTCATCGCTCGACAGCCGCACAGGTTTCGAGGCTGTGTCTCCTGTATTTAACCTACTCGACACGAAGACGATGTTCGACGAGTTCGACCGACTCGATTGGGTTATGAATTCGGGTTACTCACGTCGCTGTGGTGGGCACATCACAATCAGCCGTCGAGGTGTAACCGCAGTTGACCTGATTGACAAGTTGGCTCCGTTTATCCCGCTACTTTTCAGCCTGTACGAAGGCCGCCTCAGCACCGATTACGGCGGCATCCAAAACAAGGACGAGATGAAGCGCGGTAGCCGCAGGGCAATCTACAACTGCAACTTCGGCACACTACCGAAGGACGCGGTTGAACTTCGCATCTTCAGCGCGGTATCAACGCTCGAGTCAATCAAGTTCCGCACTAAACTAGTGCAGTGGATTGTAAAGCAAATCGACAACGGAACGTACACTAAGTTCACCGAGGTTGCAGATGCAATGTTCAGCGACAAAAAACTGAACAAGTTACTCCGCTCACAATACAGCGCCGAAAAACTTGCACGCAAGCAAGCCTTGGTTTACGTATTCGGTGGATGCTTGGAAGGTCAGTCACCTACCGAGTTCCTAGCCAACAGCGACAACTACGACCGCACCTTGGAGCGAATGAAGCGTGCCTACGCTAGCGTTCAGAACTTCACTAGCCGTGCGGTAGAGTCGAAGTTCGGTTCACACACTATCCGCAAGGCTATCGGCCAAGCGTAAGATGTCCCCTCCGTACAAGGGTGTGGTTAAAACGACAGGTCGCGGTACGGCGCGGCCTTTCTTTCCACTATCACGAAACGAAATGAAACACGAACTAAAGCAAATGATGAGAGCCTATGAGAACTACCTGAGTAGTGTGTCTAGGTTCATAGAAGCCACCGACGAAGACGAGCGCTACAAACTGATTGCGTTCGACATAATCGAGCGGCAGTCCCTCGAACTCGAGGAAAATTTGAATGCGGCTGACGAGGTGCTGACGCAGTACATAAACGAGCAAGGTTAACTGACGAGGCTTTAGTAGACGAAACGCCGTGAGGCGTCTTAACCATAAAAAACTTTAAGATGAACTCTTACAAATTCACCATTACAATCACCAACTCCGAAGACTTTATTATCCAAGCAGAGGATTACGATAAGGCCAAGGAAATTGCGTACGAAAAGGCTTACAGCCGAAAAACTATCAAAAACCTCTGCGACCCTACAGGTGTAGACGTAGAGGTGACCTCAACCGAAGACACGAAACAGGAAGACTTACTTCGTGTGTGGACATACTTCGATGGAAACGACTCAGACGTAGCCGACTTCGTTCGAGAGTGGGAGACGCTACTAGATACAATCGTAACGGCCGACGAAAACTTCGACAACGATGAAGGCTCGTGGTACTGCGAGGCGTTCGTAACGCAAGCGCAAATCGACGAGTTCAATATGGACGAGGATTGGTTCACCATTCAATAAACTAAAAAAAACTAATTATGCTACGAGAAATCTTTTTTTCAGAAAATACCCCATACCCCACCACCTTGTACAAAGTGTCGGCCTCATACGGAGGTGACCGCTCGGTGAGGGTTGCGCTGTTCTTCGACTTCGACGAGGCGCTAGCGTTCGCGAGCAAGGCGACCAACTACGAAATCGTACAGGTGAAATGAGTCAGATAGACCTAATCATTCAGTACGAGAACGGAGAACTCGACGACCAACAGGTTGTGTTTCTCTTTGCCGACCTAATCGCAACAGGACAGGCTTGGGTCTTACAGGGCTCATACGGACGCACCGCTCGAAAACTAATCGAGGCGGGTTGGATTGATAAGAAAGGCAATGTTTCACTACAAGCACTAGAACTATGAACGACGACAAAAAATTCTTTCGTGTGGGTGTGTACTTCGCACTGATTATGCTAATCATCGGAGTAACCGCTCGACTCGCACAGGGTCACGCATCTGAGTCCACAGGCATCCTAATAGTAGGAGGGGGACTCTTGTTCCTCATCTCAGCCTTTGGCTACATCGTAAACTATAATAACGACTAATTCATTTCAATTATGTGTATCGCAATCGTAAATCAACCGAACTCTTTTCTCACCAAGAAACAACTCAAGAATGCTTGGGATAATAACAACCACGGAGCAGGCATCGCCTACGTCGACAACGGCAAGGTGATGACCTACCACGAGGGCTACAACTTCGATGACTTCTTTGAGGAGTACGAGTTCATACGTGAACTCACCGACACTCCCATCTTGATTCACTTCCGCATCGCAACGCACGGCAAGGGCAAGGATATGCTCCATCCGCACAGCGTGACCGAGGGTCGTGTATCACTGATTCACAACGGAGTCATCTCGGGTCTAGGTGACCACAAGGTCAGCGACACTCGTGAGTTCGCTCAGATGCTAGGCAAGTTCTACCCTGACAACGTCGACTTCCTCGACCACGCGGGCATCCGTGCTATGGCTCTGACAATCATCGGTTCCCACAACAAAGTAGCGTTCCTTGATTGGCGCGGTGAGGTACGTATCCTCAACGACCAACTAGGTCACTACGATGTCGACGGAAATTGGTTCAGCAACGACTCGTACAAGCGTGTAAACGACTACGTATGGGCAGGTAGCAAGAAGGTGTACAAGACAGGCTCATACGCCAACGCCGTGACTCAGCCTACCATTTGGGACAGCGAGCGCAAGGTTGCTATCCCTAAGGCACCTAAGTACACGGACTTCCTCGATGACTTCGATGACGAGCCGTCGTACAAATGGAATGCAAGCAAGCACGAACTGCGTAGCGAATACCTACGCGACACGTTGGACGAGGACGGAATATGGTAGGCTATGTTGTACAAGTATGACAGGGAACACCTAGTGTTCAAACCGATAGTATCCACCAAGGGTGTCGCTGTGGCTATGGCTACGGCGGCTACCTTGGTCGGGTTCGGTCTCTACGGAGTCCAAAACGCAGACGAGAGGCTCTACGAGAGCATACTCAACGTGAACGTGACCGATGCCGCATTCACGGAGCAACGACTGATTGAGACATTCAAGCGGTTGAACATTAAGTATCCGCACATTGCGTTGGCTCAGGCAAAATTGGAGAGCGCGAACTATAGTTCGTCCATCTTCACTGAGAACAACAACCTGTTCGGTATGAAGCAAGCACGTGTGCGTGTCAACCTCGCGGCGGGAACGTCTAGAGGTCACGCCTACTACTCTACGTGGGAGGACAGCGTCCTCGACTACGCGTATTGGTGTGCTACCTATGCGAGCGTCTGCCGCACGGAGGACGAATTCTTCGCGCTACTGAGCCGATACGCTGAGGATGTACACTATGAAACCAAACTTCGCGAGGTCATCGAACGTGATGGTCTGCGCGATGTTTTTTAATGTCCACTATCACGAAACGCATTCGAGACGCAAAATCAATTCACTTCAACAACTATGGAATCCAAAATCATTAAGACGAACGTATTCGTAATCTCTCCCTTGGGATTCGAATCACCAGCACTTCTAGTAGGAATCAAGACCGACAAGCGGTGCCTGGGCAATCAACGCGCTGAAATAGTCGACACGTTCGGCAGGAAGCGTAACACCCCAATCCGTAATCTCAAATTCGTATGACCTACAATCAAGATATGATACTCTATCTGCAACACCGAATCGTTGCGATGGATAAGGAACTCAAGGAGAAAGACAATCGGTTGGTAGCGTTGCAGGAGCGATGTGACTATCTAGAGTCAGAGCGTGAGCACCTACTCAACCAACTGCTAGACAAGCCGTACACACGGCTGCTTAGCGAGTTACCAACAAGATTGTAAAATCCATTGACTATGTCGTCCGTGAGCGCTAACTTCGCCCTATCGGAGAAGCCGATTACGAGACGTCTTGTGCGGGGAGGGGGGCTTTCAAGGGCCCCCACTCCCGCCACTAGTCCTCGGAGACGAATACGAAGGTTAGTATACAAGCGCAATAGAGGCGCACTATGTCAAATCACCAACAAACACAACCGCTTGAAAATGAACGACAAAGAGACGCGTGAGGCATTCGTACGAATCGCAATGGCTCGCATCAAGGCTGACTATCCGTTCTACCCACAACGTATCGCTATAGCCGCGAGTATGTATCGTCGGTGGTTAGACAAGAAATCAGAGACGAAATGAGTAAGTACACCAACCGATACGGAGACGAGTTCACGTTTGAGAAGAACGAGAACGGAAACATCGACTGGAGGGGAGACTTCAAGTACACACGATGTGGATGGGACAACGATGACAACATCATATTCGTTGACCCAAGCGGAGGACCATTCATATCTATCGGCACTAAGATGTCTCTGTATGGACTAGATGGAATCGCATCAGGATTCGTTGGCCACGACGACCATTGGGAGATTTTAATTGAAGACGCATTATGAGTAAGATAAAGCAAACAAAAGTTCCTATAACGCTACAAGAAAATCTTCTAAGGATTGCTATCGAGCTTGGGATTCTTGAGAAAGATTTTAACTGGAAGCTAGTTCGTGAACGAGACGGATTAACTAAAGAATGTCACGAGGTGATGTGGGTTGAGTGGAGTAATGAAGGAAAGTTCAAGGCTCGACACTGTAAACCAGCAGTAGGCTACTCATTAATTCTGTCTCCGTTCAACGATTACTTTACTTGGCAGACAACTACAATAACAGAAATTGTAGAAGAGCGAGATAACTACATCAAGTTCAAGACACAAAACAGCAACTATGAGTTATGGCAACTAAACGACTAACCAGAGAAGAGAAGAAAGAGAAGGCAATCGTTGACATCATCAATAAGATGTTTGAGATTGCTGGACACAACGTGACCTACGACGACATCGTTGGCGTAGATAAGTGGTTTCAGAAGTATACTATGACCTTTAAGCAGGGCGAGGAACTTGAGGAGTGGGGTAAGAAATACCTTATGCGAGAACTTAAGTTGCGAGCAGCCTATGCAGAGAAGGAAATGATGTGGTTCAGTGTAATGTGGGGGCTGAAGTATTCAGACTTTGACGAATACATTAAATCAAAGGGGTCGAATCCGACCCATTAAAACACAACGACAAATGATACTGAACTATGTAAAACAATGGGAGGAGCGCAAGCATCTTCTTGAGCAATGGCTAAACGAGAACGAGCCTAACTCGTACGAGAGCATCTACGAGATGCTGTTTAATTTGGTTGTAACTAAACCAAACGATGACGAGTACAGCGAGTGGGACTGGGGAAGGTTTGTAAAGATTGACGATGGGACTTTCCAAGGAAACGAAATCTACATCCTTTGCAGTAACGAATACCAACCCAGCCTGACTGACTACATCTTCACATCGGTTGCGTACGGCTCCTGTTCTGTGTGCGATACGTTTCAGTCGATTGAGATGTTAGAAGACAAGGCAGAAAGAGTTAAGCAATATATGACTCTTGCTCTGCATATGGTTCAAGAAACGAAATCATTTAAAGACAACTAGAAATTAGAACTCCGCCCGCTTATGGCGCATTAGGATTCAGCAAGCGGAATGCAACCGCCCTGATTAACGGAGTCTTTTTCTTTAACACCAACGAGAAATGAAACAGACAGCAATACAACTAGTTTACAAATTACTTAAATCAGGTTTACCCCCTGAAGAAGTAGTGAACTACCTTTTAATAGATGAGGAACTAGTGCTTGAGAAAGAGAAGGAGCAGATTGAAGATGCACACATAGAAGGTCAAAGAGTATTTGATGACTATCCGCATACCGAATGGACTAATCACCAAGCAGAAGAATACTACAACAAAACATTCAAGAACAAATAGATATGAGCTAATATCGCGTATCGCGATGCGCGATATTGTCAAAAAATGAACATCAACTCGGAGAAAACCCGAATAACCAAACAAAATCTGACGATGAAAACCAAACTTTTTGATATATCCAGCGAGGTCGAGGCCGCGTTGATTAACGACATAAAGGCTAGAGACAATGACCAGCGGTTGTGTTGTATGATATGGAGTAAGGCACTAAGCAAACAGGGTGTCGACATACGAAACGCAAACATCTACACGTTCCTGTCTCTATACAGCGACGACAAGATGCCGCTCGCGGACTCAATCACTAGGGCGAGACGCAAGGTACAGGAGCTAAAGCCTATGTTGCGTGGAGAGAACTACGCAAAGAGGCAGGCGCACCAAGAGAATGTCATCGAGCAACTAGAACTAATCGAGAAATCACTATAGTTATGAAGATTGAGACAGGTAAATACTACTCACAATGGGGTTTTGGTGTATCATTCATCAACTACACCAGAGGTATGTGGTCAATCGTTCTGGACATCGGTCCGTACTACATTGACTTCTACAATATGAACGGGAACGAAGGTGACAACCTTGCCGCGTTCAACGAGTTCTACAAGAACATCGACGACGACTTTGGTCCTGCACCCGACTGCGAAGGATGCGGTAAGGAGAGCGATTCTTGGGATGACCTTATGTATCACATAGACCAGCCCAACCGATGGGAACTATTATGCAAAAAATGCATAGACGAAAAAAAGAAAACCAATGAAGAACCAGAGACTAATCCTTGAGCAATACAAGAAGGCTCAGTACAATCGAAACGTGTGCCTATACAGCCGCCGAGATACCGAAGCCAAGTATTGGGAGGGGTATGTCAACGCACTTAGTTTAATCATAGAAACCCAACCAGACGATGAGTGAGGAACATTCAGTCGAGTACAAACTCGTTAAGTTACTGATAGTATCCCAGGTGTACCTGGAACTGCTTGATGAACTAAAAGGAACCAACGTGTACAGGCACAACCTAAAGCGTGCGGTGAATAACGTAACCATAGACGTGGAGAATTTCCTGTCTAATATGTACAAACAGATGCATATGGACAACGAGAAGGAGGAGGCATTCCTCGCCATACAACGTGGTGTCGAGATTCTAGCCGCCGCCGACATCGACGCGCTGTACAACATCGGATATAAACCAATCAACAAAGAAGAATGAATCCCCTAGAACTTGAAGAAAAGATTGTCGACTGGGCAATCAAACGTGGAATCACCGCACCTGAGAACGCACCGAAGCAGATGCTGAAGGTAGTAGAGGAGGTCGGAGAACTTGCGTCAGGAATCGCCAAAGGCAAGCAAGACGAAACGATTGACGCAATCGGTGACGTACTTGTCACAATTATCATCCTGTCGTATCAACTTGAGCTGAACCCCTGGGAATGCCTGGAGTCAGCGTACAACGAGATTGCGAATCGCAAGGGTCAGACGGTTAACGGTGTATTCATCAAGGAATGAAGACGGCACTCGAACTGATTGAAGAAAAACTCAACGACTCTGACGGCCGTGAGTTCTACCGATGGATAGTAATCAACTTCCCTATGCTTCAGAAGCGCGAAGAACTTACTCGAAGGAGTAATGAGCGTGTATTGACATATTCTGACAACCCTCAGCGTGACAGGGTGCAGAAGATGAGTAAGAAGGTGAAGTCTGAAGAGAAGAACAACTCGTAGCGGCGAAGGCTAATGCGATGAGTAAGTATCTGATTTTGAGCATCTTATGTTAATTTAATGTTAAATGTACAAATAAAAATGAAAATATACCCATTCAAGTATCGTGGTTCGTTTCACGTTCTCCCATTCATCGAGGTTCACTACGATGGTTGGGTCGATGAGACGGGCCTGTCAATCGGTTGGTTAGACCGAGGATTATTCTTCAACTTCAAATAATTCGCAAAAAGTTTGCACATCTGGTAAAAAGTGTGTACTTTAGCAAAGTAATTCAATTCAAACACTATGTCTAATTACAAATTCAAGACCACCAACATCAAAGGCAAGGAGTATGTTGAGGTCAATCAACGCGTCCTGTTCTTCCGTACTGAAGCCAAGTACGAAGGGTGGACAATCGAGAACGAACTCGTCGCCATTGATAGCGAGACCTGTATCATCAAGTCAACCATCCGAGATAACAACGGACGAGTGATTTCAAGCGCTCACGCACAGGAGGACCGCACATCATCTATGATTAACAAGACATCATACGTTGAGAACTGCGAGACTTCAGCCGTAGGCCGTGCACTAGCGATGCTTGGTATCGGAATCGAGACATCAATCGCTTCGTCTAACGAGGTTGCTATGGCCATCGCCAAGCAGGACGCTCCTGCATCCGCGACGCAAAAAGTTTCCATACCGAAGAACAGCGTCTTTCAGTCAGCCATTGACTTTATGAAGAAGGACGGAACGACCGCGGGCCTGGAGAAGATTCTCTCTAAGTACGGCGACCAGTTCACGGACGCTCAGAAGGGAGCAATAGCCAAGTTCGTCAAGAAGTAATGGAAATCCAACTTCTGGATGGAACGACGTGGCTCAGGGAGGACCTGCTAGCCGCGATGACCGACGACGATTTCTACTATGGATATCTAGGGAAGGCAGCATTGTCTTCCTCGTCGCTGAAGAAGATTAACGACTCTCCGCGTGAGTATGCTCGTTATCTTAAGTATGGGGAGGATGGGGACGTTACTGCACTGGTTGCAGGCAACCTCATCCACACCCTGCTACTGGAGCCACACCTGGAGGGCAACTTCGTCCCTGTGGAGTGTGCCTCAAAGAACACTAACATTTGGAAGAATGCGGTGTTGGAGTATGAGGAGACAGGTAAGAAGCTACTGCTTCGTAAGGACTACGACAACTGCTACTATGTTGTCGATGCCCTGATGAAGAACAACTTCGTACGGGAGGCGTTATCTGACGCTGACTATGAGCTCCCAGAGATTGGTCTGCTACACGGGCTACCGTTCCGTGCTAAGGCCGATATCAAGAAGAAGGGTATGCCCTACATCTTTGACCTGAAGACGACATCGAACATCGATGACTTTTACTTCAGTGCTAAGAAATATGGATATGCAGCCCAGGCGTACATCTACTGTACGTTGTTTGACGTGCCATACGAGAACTTCAAGTTCATCGTGGTGGATAAGATAAAGAAGGACATCGGCGTTTTCTCCGTGTCGGAGGACTTCTTTAACAGAGGCAAGCGGTTGGTGGAGAGCGCAGCGAATGATTACATTCGTTTCTTCATCAACGGCGAGGACCTCAATCAATATGTGATTTACGGAGAACTTTAATTCAATACTGCGATGCAAGACAAAGCAAAACCCAACTACTTCGGTAGTACCTGGTACAATGAGTACAAAGGAGAATTCAATGGATACACTCTTTACCTGACCGCTGCTGAACTAGCTGAGGCCGCTCGTTACATCAACGAGGAGTCTGGTAAGGTTAAGATTCTAATCAAGCAGGGTCGTGACCCGAAGAAGCCATACAGCGTAATCGAGTCTCCACAAGAGACAGCCGCTCGTAAGGCTAACGCCGCGGCCAGCAAAGCGCCGATGCCTAGCGCAGACGATTTGCCGTTCTAATGGAGAGAGCAATCGCAGCGTTGCTGTGTTTTGAGTGGGGTCTTGAGCTGTTAAACGCTCAGCCCCGCTTCTTCACACACACATCGAGGACTGGTAGTATGTCAACACAGATAGTGTTCGGTAAGGTATCAGGTCAGGACATCGAGCTTGACACTATGCCCAACACGGAACACTTCAAGTTCTGCGTCATTGTAATCCCCGAGAAGAAGGGCAACAACGTAGTGCTGGTGGACTCAAACGAACTGCTCGGTGCTATGCACGACAAGTGGTTCATTGCCGCCAGTAGACTGGCTACTATTATCAAGCGTAAAACCGAAATGGAGTTCACTAATGCATCCGATTTATTTTCTAGAAATAGAGGTCTCGTTCAAGAAGGGGAAGCTCAATCATTCTAGGAAGGAGTGGGCGGTATCCAAACACGACACACCAGCAGGCATTATGATGTACGACAGCAAGACCGCAGACAGTTTACGCGAGCGGTTGTTCGGTTCAAACTATAAGGGAGACAAGTCATTTGTAATCACTAAAGTTTTAGAAAAAAAGATTGTAGGTTATGCCTCAAATAAATAACGAAGACGAAGCCCTTGAGATGCTTAGGGTGCTCACCGAGAACATCGGCGTGAGCCAGACGGCAATCGCCAAGAACCTCAGACTGAGCCGTACGTTGGTTACGAATGTGATAAACAGGAACGCCATCGTCACACCCAAGTTCATCGACAGACTAAACCAATTCGTCGAACACATCAAAATTGAATTATCCTATGAATGAGTTTCTATACTGGGACGACCCAGGCGATAGCCAGCAAGTCGTCGACAAGCAAGAGAAGCGCCACCTCGTCGCTGTGTACGGCACACTGAAGATGGGGCGCGGTAACAACATCTACCTGCGCGACTCAATCTATATGGGAACCGCTCGCACTAAGGAGCCGATGCGTATGTGTGTGATTTCACTCCCCTACGTAATCAAGGGCTCCTCAGAGAACGGCAAGCACGTCCTACTTGAGTTGTACTACGTTGATGACACCACACTAGCCGCACTCGACCGATTGGAGGGACACCCAATCTACTACAAGCGCGAGAAGATTACCGTAACGCCTGAGGAGTCAGTGTTCAACAGCGACACAGAAGCCTGGGTATATATGGTAGGTGAAGAATACGATAACAACAAATACTACGATGAATTCTAGAGATAAGATAACACAGGAAGCAGACCGCGTGAAGGAACTCCTACTAAGGAAGAACGCTTCATACGGTGACAGCGCACTCAAGCCAGCTAACGTATTCGCCAAGGGCTCAGCGGTAGATAACCTCTGCTCCCGAATCGACGACAAGCTGATGCGTATTAAGAACAGAGGGCTCAATGTAGACACAGTGGATACCATTGATGACCTTATCGGCTATTTAATTCTATTAAACATCGCGCTAAAAGATGCAGCAGGACATTTTACAGAGGAAAGTCACAAGGTTCAAGAGCATTCTGAGGCCAGAGGAACCACTACATATAGCAGTTGGACAAGTAATCCAACTGATAACATCGCCCAAGGAGGATACACTTGGCCTGGTATCGAAGATTAGGAACGGTGAGGACGTAGCCGCCAACAAGAAAAGACTCCCAGTCACTTTGTGGTCTGGGGTTTTTTCTGAGCGGAACGACGGTTCACTGGTCGAGCATTCAGGTCTTGTAGTCATCGACATCGATGATGTAGACCCCGAGGAGACCAAGAAGGTCCTAACCTTCGATGAGTTCACAACCATATGCTACACGTCGCCTAGCGGCCGTGGTGTTAAGGTTGTAATTCAAATCAGCAACCCTGAGCGGCATCGCGACCACTACCGAGCGTTCGCTAAGTATTACGAGAACAAGTACGGGATTATCATCGACGGCACTAGCGTCAACGAGTCTCGTGCTTCGTTCGACTCATACGACCCAGAGCTAATCTTCAACCCGAACGCTAAGGTGTTCGGCAATATGATAACCGAGTTCGCAGAGAATCAGGTTGTCAAGACATCCAAGGCTAAGTTTACGGATTACGAGCAGTTGAACATCGCAGCTCGGATGATTCGTAAGGCTGAGGACGGAGAGAAGCACGCCAAGCTAGTGCGAGCCGCTAGGCTGTGTGGTGGATACATCGCCGCTGGTATGATGGAGGAGGACGAGGTAAAACGAATCCTACTTCGTGAGATTGAGCGTCGAGACATCGACTCAGTAGACAACGCTAAGAAGGCTATCGAGGACGGAATCGAGATGGGTAAACTTATGCCCATCAAGCAGATGATGGAGGAGCGTAATAAGGTCGAGCGTGAGATGCGAATCAACGACGGCGATATGTCCTTCATCTCATCAGACGACGAGGACTTCAGGTGGATTACTGACTTCGCAGAGGGTAGGATTCAGATGGGTCTAGATACTGGAGTCAGTAGGCTCGACGAGCACTTCAGATTCAAGCGGAACTTCACCATTATCAACGGACACTCCAACATCGGTAAGACGACGTTCGCTATGTACCTACAGGTAGCATCGGCAATGCGTCACGGATGGAAGTGGCTTATGTATACGAGCGAGAATAAGACGGCATCACAGAAGATGAAACTTATGACGTTCGCTATGGGAAGGCCAATCAGGGATATGAGTTATCAGGAACGTAAGCGTGCGTTCGAGTGGGTGAACGAACACTTCACCTTCATCGACAACAAGTCCGTGTATTCGTTCTCTGATATCCTAATCTTCGCTGAGAAGCTGATGAAGAACCAACCGCTTGATGGATTGTTTATCGACCCATACAACTCACTGCGTAGGGACCTCGGTACGAACATCAACCTCGGACCTCACGAGTATGACTATGAGGCCACGAGCGAGATGCTCACGTTCTCCAACGCTAAGAACATAGCGGTATGGCTGAACACACACGCAGTCACGGAAGCACAGCGTATGAAGGGGGACGATGGATTACCCATCGCACCGTTCGCTGAGCAGACAGAGGGTGGCGGTAAGTTCGTGAACCGTGCCGATGACTTCCTTACTTTCCACAGGAAGATTCAGCACCCTGAACACGACAGACGTCGAACGGTTGAGTTTCACGTTCGTAAGATTCGTGAGACTGAGACTGGTGGTACTCCCACATCTATAGACGAACCGATTCTCTTTGAGATGAGCGGTAACGGCTCTACGTTCTACTTAGCGTCAAGCGCTCAGAAGATGTTTGAACCGTTGTCTTTGGAGCCAGTCCAGACTACGATTATTCAACTACCTACCCTAGACGACGCATTCTAGATGTACATTTGAGAATGCCACGAAAGAAAACAGGCGCAGTTAGGAGTAAGAAGAAGACTATTGACGGAATCACGTTCGCGTCAACACTCGAGTCATATTGCTATACCTCACTCAAATCTAAAGGAATTCAATTTGAATACGAGGGTGAGTCAATAACGCTTCTTCCCTCCTTCGCCCCTGTTGGACTGTACTATAAGTCTATGCTAAAGAAGAAGGAACTAGTTCACGTAGGTATGAGGAAGCAACTCCCCATCACCTACACGCCAGACTTCATCTCTCACAGCAGTAAGTTCTATATCGAAACTAAGGGCTTCGTACCGTCACAGCATACGTTCCACATACGATGGAAGCTGTTCTTGAAATGGTTGACTGATAACAATATGTCCGACTACAAGGTGTTCCTGGTTAAGAATCAGCACCAAGTAGACGAGGCTATAAGTATTATTTCAAATGGACAATAAGACACTGTCGCAGTTCTATTTCTCTACGACCTATCGTATCCAACAGGAGACAACAATTCTTTACGAAGCGTTGCACGATTATGCGGGTAATGCAATCGAGAAAGAAGACTTAGTTCGCCATCTTTGCTCCAACTTCACACTAAAGGTGAAGGCAGAGTTAGACGGAATTAAGGCATCCTGCAAGGAATTCAATGAGACGAACATTTAAAGGAGAGAAGGAGCTCTTCAATGCGCTTAAGGAACGGATTATTCCAGACCTTAAGGAGAGCGAATTCGCTATGTCTAAGTATGACTGCTACTCAGAGAAGCATCAGATGGACATAGAGCTAAAGTGCAGGTACACTCACTACGACAACCTAGTCATAGAGAAGATTAAGTACGAGGCACTTATGGAGCGAGCTAAGGTATTCGGCTATAGGCCAGTATACATAAACTCGACTCCTGAGGGGGTATGGGCATTCAGACTCGACGAGATACCAGAGCCATCCTGGTCTAAGAAAGGTATGCCCAAGACGACTGAATTCCGAAACAAGAACTTTGTATCGAAGGATGTCGGCTACTACGATTTGTCACTTGGAGTGGACATTTCTGACTTGCTTGATTAGGATATAGATATATATATTCGCACTCCTTTTGGGTCACTTCGTGTGGCCCTTTTTTGTCTAACGTAAAAACCAGAGGCTATGCTATTTGAAGAACGCATCCCCTACAAACCATTCGAATATCCAATATATTACACCGAGGGCTGGCTCAAGCAGGCTCAGGCTTTCTGGCTCCATACGGAGATATCAATGCAGAACGACGTGAAGGATTTCCGCGAGAATCTTAGTGATAGTGAACGCAATCTCGTGGGCAATATCCTATTAGGCTTCGCGCAGACGGAGACAGCCGTTGGAGACTACTGGACGACGATGGTAACTAGATGGTTCCCCAAGCACGAGATTAAGCAGATGGCTATGATGTTCGGCTCACAGGAGACAATCCACGCCGCAGCGTACAGCTACCTGAACGAAACACTCGGTCTTGAGGACTTCGAGGCGTTCCTTCACGAGCCGTCAACGGCAGCTCGCTTTGAGAACCTAGTCAACACCAAGGCTGGATACGACCACAATATGCTTGCGGTATGCCCTAAGTGCCGTGAGGATGTGGCTCGCTCAATCGCTGTGTTCTCCGCGTTCGCAGAGGGTGTATCCCTGTACTCATCGTTCGCTGTGCTCTACTCATTCCAGATGCGTAACCTACTGAAGGGTATCGGTCAGCAGATGAAATGGAGCGTACGTGACGAATCGTTGCACTCTAAGATGGGTTGCGCCCTATTCAATCACCTATGTGAGGAGTTCCCAACCATCCGCCAACAGGTGCGTAAGCAGGTTGAGGAGGCCGCACGCGTAGCGGTTGAGATGGAGGCTAAGTTCATCGACAAGATGTTCGAGATGGGCGACCTTGAGAATCTGAAGGCGGATGACCTTAAGGAGTTCATCAAGAAAAGAGCAAACGAAAAGTTGCAGGAGTTGGGGTACGAAAGTATCTTTGAGTTCGATAACAAGAAGGCCGCTGAGCTTGACTGGTTCTACCATCTCACGGGTGGACACACGCACACTGACTTCTTCGCTATCCGACCCACGGACTATTCGAAAGCCAACGAAGGTGAAGACTTTGAAGATATCTGGTAAAAACTAATTCTATGAACAACAACATTATTGCGGCCATCGTATTTCGCGAGGTCAAGGGAGAGTACGGTGTAACCGCCGCCCAAATGAACAGCTCAACTCGTATGGCGAACATCCGAGAGGCTCGCCAGGTGTTCACACAGCTTATGCGTGAGCACTCGTCTATGACGCTGGAGGATATCGGTATGCTGGTCAATAGAGACCATTCGACTATATCCACAACGTCTAAGGTTATCCAGAATCAGATTGAAACCAACGCTGGATTCCGCAAGCGGTATAATCGCGTCAAGTCTAACATCAAATATCAAATCGAAAATGTCTAAGAATTTCGCAGAGCACCTAGGCTGGGAGGTCGGAGTTGACTTCCCCGAGTGGGGGAATACGGAGGAGTACGTCAAGACAATCTCTCGTGGTTACCTAATCAATGACGAGAAGCCTCGTGACGCATACCTCAGGGTTGCAAGGGCAGCGGCCAACCGCTTGAATAAGCCCGAACTCGCACCCAAGTTCTATGAGTATATCTGGAACAACTGGCTCGGTCTGGCCACGCCCGTATTGGCTAATATGGGAACAGACCGTGGACTGCCTATCTCTTGTTTCGGTGTGGACGTTGGCGACAGCATCCACGACATCGGAATGAAGAATCTCGAGACTATGTTGTTGGCTAAGCACGGCGGCGGCGTCGGCATCGGAGTCAATATGCTCCGTCCCGCTGGCTCACCAATCTCCAACAGCAACGGTACGACCGACGGTGTGGTTCCATTCTGCAAAATATACGACTCAACGATTCTCGCCACGTCACAGGGAAACGTGCGTCGTGGTGCGGCATCGGTAAACCTGAGCATCGAGCACGAAGACTTCTGGGAGTGGATTGAAATCCGTGAGCCCAAGGGCGACGTGAACCGCCAGTGTCTAAACCTGCACCAGTGCGTAATCGTATCGGACAAGTTTATGCGTAAACTACAAGACGGTGACGACGAGGCTCGCAAGCGTTGGGCTAAGGTCCTACAGAAGCGTAAGGCCACAGGTGAGCCGTACATTATGTTCCGCGGTAACGTGAACAAGCAGAACCCAGAGATGTACAAGCATAACGGTTTGAAGGTCTTTATGACCAACATCTGCTCTGAGATTACGTTGTACACCGACGAGTCACACAGTTTCGTTTGCTGTCTGTCATCACTCAACCTCGCCAAGTTCGACGAGTGGAAGGACACAGACGTTGTATACTACTCCACGTTGTTTCTAGACGGCGTGCTTGAGGAGTTCATCCAGAAAGCCAAGAATATGAAGGGCTTCGAAAATTCGGTTCGCTCCGCTGAAAAGGGACGGGCACTTGGCCTGGGCGTACTTGGATGGCACACTTACTTGCAGCAACGTGGAATCCCATTCGAGGGCTTGCAGGCGCAGATTGAGACGCGTCGCATCTTCTCACACATCAAGATGGAATCAGAACGTGCCAGCCGTGATATGGCTAAGATGTTCGGTGAGCCACTATGGTGTCGTGGATTCGGAGTGCGTAACACTCACCTGAGAGCTATCGCACCGACCGTATCTAACTCAAAGCTGAGCGGCAACGTGAGCGCTGGTATCGAGCCTTGGGCGGCCAACGTGTTCACGGAGCAGTCGGCTAAGGGTACGTTCATCAGAAAGAATCCTACGCTTGAGAAGGTACTCCGTCGAATTGGCATCAACAACAAGGAGACTTGGGACCAGATACTCGCGGACGGTGGTTCGGTGCAGAACATCAACACACTTGACGATTGGTACTACCAGAAGGGTAAGCTCGTAAGTAAGGACGAACTCGACCCGATGGTTGACCCAGTGTCGGTGAAGGACGTGTACAAGACCTTCAAGGAAATCAATCAGTTGGACCTAGTGAACCAAGCGGGCATCCGTCAGCAGTACATTGACCAATCGGTTTCTTTGAACCTAGCGTTCCCGACTGAGGCCACACCTAAGTGGATTAACCAAGTCCATATGGAGGCTTGGAATCAGGGAATCAAGACGCTGTATTATATGCGTACTGAGTCCGTGCTCCGTGGAGATATTGCCGTGAAAGCTATGAACCCTGATTGTGTCAGTTGCGATGGCTAGTCCGTGCAGTAATTACGATAGAGACTTCGACTGGGAGAGTGAAGAGGAGGAGCTGAACCGACGGATAGATATTATCGGTCAGAACGGCAACACTGGCGAGCATTACCCAGAGTTCGAAGACGAAAAATAGTGCCTGGTTTGTTGATAAAACTTCTCGGATGTCTTCGGGAATGAAGGGTATCCTCCCTTAATTGGGCAAATTGTTTACAAACTAAGGCTAGTTGACCCATTCGGCAATAAGGATATCAAAGACTGACCACTCGGAAAGACGAGTACGCCCCCATAGTTAAAAGGATATAACGAGACTCTTCTAAAGTTTAGTTACAGGTTCGATTCCTGTTGGGGGTACTATTTATTGGACTACGTTTCGTATCTTTGTAGCACTATGAAAAAGTGCAATAAATGCAAGAAGGAACATCGCAACGAGTTCTTCGCTTGGAAGAATAAAGAGGAAGGAATCCGTCACTCAACGTGCAAGTTCTGCTACGCCCAATTCTCTAGGGAATGGCGCAAGAAAAAGAAGCAGGAGCTGGACGAGGAAGTCAACTCACCGACCTTTTGGGAGCGGGTGGTTAGCTTCATTACAGGTTCCTGAGCAGTTAGAGCGACACTCTACAGGCTTGACGGAACAATAACGGACTGGCCCCTCATATAGGGGCTCTTCGTGTTTCCTATTAGCCCTGCCCACGGCTCGGCTTCCTGTATAACTTAGAGGATTTGAGCACTGAGTTTTTATTTTTAGCGTGCACTCCTGGACGCTTCTTTTTGGGCTTGGCTTGGAATACCGCAGCCGTCTGAGCTTTTAGCTTGGCCATAGTTACTTACCGAATCTATAGATGAACATCATAATCGCTAGGGATAGCGACAAGAAAATCAACAGGAAGTCCTTAATCTTGGAGCCTTTACCTTCGGGTTGTACAACCTGAGGCGGGCACTCGGCCTGTACAGATACTGGGTACGGAACCTCCTTGACCTTAGTCTTTACGATGAGTTTGTCTTGAAACTTAGTGATGACCACCTGCACGGTGTCGTTGTCAATCACTGAAGAGTCTCCCTCGGCTGGGATGCCTACGGTATCAACCACATAAATCGGCGGAGTCACAATCGTATCCCATATCGTAACAACCGTGGGCTTCAACATCGAGGGGTCCTTCTGGATGGCCTTCTTTAGGTGCCATTCTGCTGAGCATCCACTGAGCAAGAGGACTGATAGACAAATCAAACATAACTTGTTGAACATAAGCAAATTTACTTCATTTTTTCTTTGCGTAATCTGTCGTACTCGTACTTGAACTTAGCGCTCAGTTTGTATCCAGACTCGTTGTAAATCTGTCGTCTAACCTCGAGCAGTTCCTCTTCGGTCATATCTCCGTAGAAATTATAGAACTTTTTGGCTCTTGATTCATCATCGACAGAGTAGATAATTTCATTCGTATTCTGGGTAGCCACACGCTTCTTAGCTGCGGTAAGGAACGTGTCCCTGAAGTACATACCATCAATCTTGTTCTCCTCTGCTATCTCAGATGATTTCTTCTTAGCTTCTTCAAGAATGGCTTGTTTCTCCTCCTCAGTCTTGGCGTTGAAGTATTCACGTCCCAGCTCCTTAGCGGCACCATTGATTCTCATACGCTTGCTAACGGACTCCTGGTCTATTCTTTCAAGCTCCTCCTTTTTGTTGTAAATCTTCCAGTCAGGATTAGTCTCACCCCATATGGCCTTACTTACTGTAATTCCGTTCTTAGATAGAGCCTCTACAATCTTCACGGCAGATGCCTTACGCTCCTGTGATGATAGCTCATTATCGAGCGGCACAACCGATGTGATGATATCAAGCAGTCCATAGGCGGCTCCAACAACTATTGACGAGCTAGGACTAGTGATTATCTTCTCGACTGACACCTTTAAACGTGCTGGAGACAGGCCACTCTTTTCGCCCGTAACTAGTTCCTGAGTCTCACCGAATACCTTACCGATGACCTGATAGAAACGCTCTACGTTAGGGTCATTTAGTCCTTCGTCCATAGGCAGTGGAGCTCTACCGCCGAATCCCAATGAAATCGCACGTTTGCGGAATGAATCGTAGTTACTCTGGTACGTGTTTAATGCGCTGAGTAACGGTATAGATGATGTAATCTCGGACAGAGACGCTCCAGTAGGCAAGGCATTAAATACACCCTTGGTTGCGTACTCAATCAGGTCATCAGACGGACGGTATTCTTTTCCTAGAATTGAAGAAAGCGTATAACCATTCGCAATATCCATCAGCGCAAAGAACGGAACCATCTGCTGAGGCTTAGCGATTCGAATGTAAGCTCTACGCTCTACGCCATCCTCATCTAGGTACGTCAGTCCAGTAAATATGATGAAGTACTTGAGCTTAACCTCGTCTGGGATGTCCTCATAGTCGTCACCACCGATGAGTGCGTTAGCCATAGCCAAGGCAAGCATACCAGCCTGCGCCTGAAGGAACTTGCTAGCGAACTTCTTCGGGTTTTCCTTGATATAAGACGCAGACACTCTGAAGCCTTGGAATGCTGAGTTAATGTAAGGCTTAACAATCTCAAGACCTTTGGTTAGATTACCTCCTTGTGCGAAGTCGATAATTGAGCGAGCCTTAGTTACTGCCTTAGCCTTGATTAGTTCTAGGTCTTCACCTGTAGGCTTCTTTCCGTACTTCTTCTCGTATTCGGCTACAGCGTCGTCCTTAGTGCGCTTGTACACCGCAACTCGGAATGCCACCTCGGATACCTCGCCGATTTTAGACATCCTATCTACGAACTTATCAATACTACTCTTATCTAGCTTAAGGCTACCAGGGCGACCATCAGTTGATAAGAAGTCCATACCTCCACCCATTTCCATATACTCCTGGAAGTCCTGGTCATCATTCTTGAATGAGCGTCTACCCTTAAAGAAGTCTCTCATCAGATTGTATGATGCGAAGTAGATATTCTGATTGTCGTAAATGTCAGTGAAAAACAAGATGTGCCCAAAGTCGCGAGGGAAGTTCCTTACGACGAACAACGGGTTCGCTCTGGTTGCAAGCAGTTTCAGCAGTGCAGAACCAGACAAGTAACTAATCCACTTATTGCCTACGGGACCCAAGTCAAACAGTCTATTAGCTCCGTCCCACTCACGCTTCAGGTCAGTGCGAAGCTGGAACTTAACCTGCTCACCGTTCTCGTAGAAATATACAGTCTCAAAACCAACCGATGCGCTACCGTCTGGGTCCTGTGGTTTAATCCACTCTTTGTTAGATGGGTCTAGGGCAGCCTCAAATAACGCTTTGTTGGCTCTGTTCTTAAGGATTCTAGATGAAGCTGATGCTGCATAAGCCGATAGCAGAAACTGAGAATCTAAAATGATATCATCGTTACTGCCTTCGCGGATTCTCTTAACTTGGTCACCAGTAAGTCCATAGTCACGTACAGCCACGTCATTATCACCGAAGTCAAAGGCGTGATTTAAGAAGACCCTTGGAGAGTAGTCAAAGTCTTTAATCTTATCGTAGAGCTCTTTAGTGATTAAGCCATTCTTGAACAGGTCGTTTAGAATGTTTTTAAACTCATTAAAGTATGCATCAGCTCTAGAGTTTAAAAGGTCGAAGTTGCTAATCGTCTTAGACATCTTTTGAAGCTCTAATTCGGCTATCTCCTTATTTGTGGTAACTCCAGACTTACGGTCCATAGTGTGCATAGGCCGCTGAGTCTCATCAAGCAGTTTTGTTAGTCTATCAACCTCAGCGCTAGCTTTTGAAAGCTCTTCTCTTAGCTTGTTTTTCTTATCTACACTAATGTTGCTGGCCATATTGTCTACGCGGTACTGAGCGTATTCTAGCTCAATGTTCGCCTCTGCAAGCTGGTCAACAATAGCCGCTCTTCTGTCGTCAAAAGATTTGTCGATTTCGATTACGCGGCGAAGGAAGATAATGTCATCAAGGTTGTTGATGTCTGACTTGTTAAGGCCAGAGTATATAGCTCTATGAGCCTTGTTTACAAAGTATTTAGCTCGAGCGCTAGCTCCAGATTTGTTTACTAAGTAATCGTATGCCCCTGATACTCTAGAATTTAGTATAGCCTTCTTGATGTTTGACTGCCTATCGAATAACGCAGTTCTGATTTTGTTCAAGCTGAATACTACTTTGTACCAAGGCTGCTCCTTGATTCTCTCTTCATACTGGCTTCTAACATTCGCCATACTGAAGTCAGCCTGCTCCATCTCATTAGCTCGGTCAAGGATGTCTGCGTACAAAGTCTTAGCAAGGATATCACTGATGCCCATTTTATTTGCTAACTCAACAAAGTCTTCTTCGCTAATTGCAGGAACATATTTGCCATCTATCATCTGAGCTCCACTCATCAAATGTCTACGCAGTATGTCCATAATTCCACGCTGTTGGCGGAACATTCTACTGTTAGATATAAGCAGTTGAGAGTCAATCTTAGGCAACTTAACTCTGAACATCTTCTGAAGATGAAGAACTGCCGCGTTATACGTGTTGGGGCTCCAGATGTTTAACGCTATATCAAATCCGTTATTAAATGTAGCTATACCATCATCAACGTAAGTCTCCGCTCTAGCCTCATCTGCTGGAACCGTATGGTCAGCAATTCGGAACATAAACTTAAACGTAGAACTGGTCTTGTTGATTCTGTTAACGAACTTAAGTTCAGCTTCGAAATATCTACTTTCGTCCCTGTCGCCACGTTCCTTGCGGCCCCTTACTTCGGTTACTACTGTTCCCCTTGGGGCAAAGAAACCCCATTCATTACCTGAACCGTATGCGATGTCTCTTATAGCCCTGTGAAGGAAATCAGCAGTTCTATAGGTGTTTACAAAGGATGTTTTTACTCCTTCTCTTCTGGCATCGAGGCGATTTCCGTTTTCTCCTGGCTTCCCAAGACCTGCCTGTTTTCTAACCACTGCGCTAGCAGGTTCAAGTCCTCCTGGGACAGTCCCACTGCTGGCGGCTTGAGTGTCACTCTGTAGTTCTGCTTCTTTTTCATTTGCTGTAAAAAATACGTTTGTCTCAACAAAGTTACGCTCAATGTACGAAATATCTTCGTTTTTGCCAAACTTTGACTTTATTTCGCTCTCTGCTTTTTCGAATATAACCTCTCCTTCAGAGATGGGCTTTCCTTCGAACTCACTGATAAACTGAGTACGAATACCTAGCACATTACCCCTGCTGTCTCTGGATATAGTGAAACCTTTAACGTCCATCGCAGCAAGAGCTTTCTTGACCTCGTCCAGCGTCTTGGATTCTTTAACTGGTCTCTTCAGGCCAATCTCTATAATCGGTGCTGTTTTGGATGTTTTGATGTCACTAATTCTGCTAAACAAAACCGCTTCTTGGTTATAGCGCTTACCAATCTCTACAACCTTAGCCTCAACAGAAGACACATCAGTTCCTTCCTCTACAGAGAACTCAACGTCAAATGATGGCTCGGTGTACACATCTCCACTAGGGGAGTAAAACTCACCTTCAGAGTCATTTACTCTGGCCACAACGACGCCTCTGATGCTTCTAATGCTGTCTAAAAGCTCCTTTTTTGCTTTATCATATTCTTTCTTATCGAAAGTATCAAAGTCCTTAAATGTAGTTACTCCAGCTTGATAGCGCTCAGTTTTAAGTTTAGCGGCTTCCTCCTCAAAAGATGATTTCTTTTTACCTACAACTCCAGTCCATTCGTTTTTATCCCATACGTCTTTCTCCAAGAACCAAAGGAAAGCTTGAAGGTCATCGGCCTGCCACCCAAGTTTATCGGCGGCCTTTCTCATAACCGATTCTGCGAAGAAGTAATCTCCCCCTAGTTCTCCTTTAGTATTGACAGTATGCTCGACTGAGCCTTCCTGAGAAGGATGTATTCTCCAGCGCTCGACGTTGCCTTGGTAAGTTATTCTTCTAAGGTATCTAGCTGCCCATACGTCAATCGTGGCTTCAGTAGAACGTCCAGTTAAATTGCCAGCAAAGTTCTTAGTCTTAGGTCCTTGAGTCTGATTAAGCCAGTTACCGTAAAGAGCCTGTAAAACTTTAGCACTGTTAGCATTAAACTTCTTTCCGTTACCCTGAAGTGGGACTTCTGTAAACTTGTTGATGAGCTTTCTACGAGCATCAATTACGTCTGCCTCAGTGTGAGACTTCTTTTTGAATCCAGACGCTTTAAGCGCAGCCTCATCGCTCATAGATTCGATGCCACTAACGTAATCGTGGTATCTATTAAGCATATCGTCGTACTTACCCAATGAGAATTGACGCATAGCATCTACTGACTGCCTGAAGTTTATATCTACAGGAGTTCTTGCCGAAGTTGCAGCAAGCAGTTGGCCGAATAACTCGATGTTAGCTCCGAATTTCTTCTGGAACCAATCTCTCATTTTTGAGTACCATCCTATTCCATTGCTAACCTCTTTGTTGCTTAGGTTTTCATTTACGTCTTTTACTATCCTATCTACTAGTACATCAGTTGCTGATTCACCAAAGAATTCCATTGCACCAGACTCAAGGCGGTAAGGTACTTGCTTAACCTCATAGCTAACATACTTTTTGCCTCTCTTATCTACAATCTCTTCGGCCTTAGTTACTTCTTGTTCTACAGCCTCTGGATACTTATTGTTTACGTTGTTTGCAATAGCATTTGCTGCTGCCATAACTCTATCTTCGGAAGGCTTAGAGATTTTTTGAGCTCTAGCTGCTTCGAAGTCCATTTGGCCAAGCTCTCCAGTAAGCTGAATTCCAGCTCCAAGCTCTTTGGCCATTTGATTTAATCCATTAAACAGTTGAGCTGTAGTAGGCTGAGTTTTAATTCCAGCCATACCTAATACGCTCTTAACCGCTTCAACGAACTTAGTGGCGAGACTTTTCTTGATGTTTATGTCAATATCCCCAGCAGAAACTAAGGAAGCCAATTCAGTAAGGAATTCGTCATTTGTGTTCTCGGTGACATCATATCCTCCAAGGAACTTATCCATACGCGCCTGAAGTTGCGGGTCTCTCTTGACGGCTCTTTTGAGTTTATCAGCAAGGCTATTTACGCCATCAGCACCCATCGTTCTTGGGATTATCTCGTGGATAGCCTCGTGATAGGCAGTGTTTGATAGCAGAGATGGAATGTATACGTGAATCTCACTAGGCTTGCCGTCCTTGTAAGATATGTGTACGCCGCGCTCCAACTGTCCAGTTTGCTCCTGCATACTTTCAGGAGTGGTGTGGGCAACGAAGTTTACATCAATGTTTGACTTAGCAAAAGAGTCAATAACATTTTGAATACTTTGGATTCCAAGACCAACATTTTCTCTAGTCGTTTCATAAGATGATATAACTTCATCAGATACGTTAGACAAGAAACTGTTCATAGCGTCAACCGCTTGACTAACTGTGTTTTGATTTAGTTTGAATCTCTTGACTTTAAACCCTAGACTCTCTGCGGCATTAGTTACTTCTTGAGGTGCTTGAAGAACTCCACCTGCCTGAGTCTCTTGAGTGCCTGCTCCTTCGACAGGTTGGGCTTGCTCAACGGCTTGCCCTTCGACGACAGTACCTGGTACTTGTTGTTGCGCTTTGCTATCATACTTCTGTTCGATTTTAGCTTTCTCAGCCATAGCTCCCTTGATGTCGGTTACGACCTGAGCCTTAGCCTCCGTGCTAGTTAGCGTGTTGTACTTTTTCATCCCATCAGAGATGGTCTGATTCAGCTTGATGGTTTGTTGTAGGTCATCCTCAGAGAATGCAGAGTAATAGTTCTTTGCGTCATCACGCATCTTGCGCTCCTTAGATACGTATTCGTTCAGTCTAGTCTTGAGAAGCTCCTTCTCGTCCTCAGACACTGATGGGTCGTTGATGAGGTTGTTAATCTCAGAGATTTTGTTTCTGATTTCGATTCTATCCTTGAAGATTGGAGTCTGCAACAGGGCGGATGGACCGCTCGTAACTACACCTACAGAACCACCCATAGCCGCACCCACAAACGCAGACTCGGCGATGTTCATATAGTCAACCTTCTCACCTGCAAGTACAGCCTTCAACGTCTCCTGAGTGGTGGCTACTATGGCCTCTTCCATACCTTCCTCAAGCGGTTGGCGGGCTAGTGCTGGGAGCTTGCTGAACAATAGGTCTCCGAAATCCTTCCTGGACATCTTAGCTACATCCTCTGCACTACCAAACAACCCTCTAACGGCCTTAAGGTCAGAGGCGAAAATTTTCTCAGTTGCGTACTCGGCGAGACCAGAACCTACGGCGTAGAGCATCTTCTCCCCCATATTGTATCTGTTGTCATCCATAACCTCAGTCCACGCGCTACCTGCCGCGGTAGTACCTAGAGCCACGAGGCCAGCGGGACCAGCCGCAACACCGACCGCTAGATTGATGGTTTGGTCTAGCATATCTACACCTAGTAGACCGAAATCTCCCTGCATAGCCATACTGAGCGCACCCTTCTCAATCTGTTCTGGCGTGTAACCCATATTGAACTTCTCGGCATAGTTAGCCAGAGACACGTTCTTTAGGTCCTTCTTGGCTTGTTCACCGAACGTCGTACCAGTCGCCTGGAGCGTAGCCGCCGTCATAGGTGGAGTGGCCGTCTTAAGGGCCATATCGATGAATCCATTAACACCAGCACTCAGTGCGTCAAGACCTCTAGAGACGAACGTGCTATTCTCTGCTAAACGCTTCTGCTCCGCCGTGAAACGCTCCATAGATGACTTGATGTCGGAATCGAGCGACGATGTGGCTGCTACGTTGAACGAACCATCCTGATTGAAGATGGACTCAGGTGCTGCATTGTCAAGGTCAAACTCCTTGTACTTTACGTAGGTCTTCTCAATCTCAGGACGAACACGCTCAAGGTCTTCGGCCGTCTTAATACCAGAAATCTTAGATGCCAGCTCGGTGCTGATTTCCTCGCGCTCACGCTGGGCGCTGTCTTTCTTTATACCCTCAGATAAGAGTTTACCTGTTGGTGTCGCAAATAAATCAACGGGTTTCCCAGTCTCCATTGCCTGCATACGAGCCTGCTGGAAGTCTTTCTCCCACTGGTCAGGCTTAGGCATAGAGCTCTTAGAGACGGGTAACTCCGAAGAAGTAGGCTCCTGAGCCGAAGTGGAACGTGATGCCCCATCGGTCGGTCTTTTTTTTTTACTCTCGTAAAAGCTTGATGCGAACGCAACGTCCTCGTTAGAGAAGCCGTTATCCTTCATAGCCTTAGATATCTGGTCTAATGACTTTCCGCTGGCGTACGCCTTCTCTAGGATTGCCTTAAGTTCTTCGTTCATAGCATAGTATATCTGCGATATGCAAATATACTAAACTATTACTGGCCTAGAGCGGACTGAAGACCTCCGTAGTTTGGCTTCGCAGACGCAGAGATAGTTCTCATATTGTCGTACAGACCCCTAGAGATAAGCTCAGACTTAAGTCCAGCCATCTGTGACTTAGTTATTAGTCCGCCTACGACTTCTTCCTTCTTTGCGTTTGACCAGTCTCCGCCAGGAGTATTGTCAAGACCTCCACTAGAAGTTTTGTATAGCTTGTAGTTGATGATGTTACCAGCCGAATCCATCACAACGTCGGTGATGAACAGGTCGCTAGCGTCTGTAAGTTTAACTGGCTTGTTAGCGAATGAGAACGATGAGCCGTAAACCTTTTTACCTGAGCCGCGCTGATTTTGTACTCCGACACTAGCGGTCTGTAGAACGCCAGCAGCGTCAAGTTCAGCCTGCGTTGGTTTGCTTCCACCAGTGGTCGGTGCGGCAACCTGTGCGGCTGGCTTCTGCGACTTAATAGCGTCAGCGTACTGCTTCTCGAAGTCTTCAAGCGCTGCTTCCATAAACGCAGGGTCGGTGTTCATAAGGTTGTCCACCTGTGCTGAGTCAGCAAATCCCAATCGGTTCTTGTCCAGTCCATTAGATTGGGCGTACCAGCGAGTTGCAATCATACGCTTGACCTCTGGGTCTGAATCGTAACGCATCTTAAGCTGAGCTAATCCCTTCTCTGCGGCAGCATTAGCGTTGTACGTAACACCACGACCGTTGTCGATTCTTACACCGCTCAGGTTGTAGATGTTCTTAGCGTCCTGCTGAGCTACGGCCACTGGGTCGACGAACTTGATGTTCGGGTCAACCTTATCCAGCATAAACGAGTTATATGGGTTCTGCTCCTGCTGAAAGTACACAGACTGAGACAGGGGGACCATAGCGCCGTCGGGGTCCTTAACCATAACGATACCGTTCTCGATTTTGGTCTCCATCGTGCCAGTGGCGAACTGATTGTACTTCTGCTTGGCGGTGTCAGGGGTATCAATGTATCCAACACCCTTAGCAGAGTTCATCTTGTTCAGCTCATCGGTTGCGGTGGCTGATGCACTCAGTCCGATTCCAAACGCTTGGTTGAACTGATTACGAGCCATATCCATCTTCGCCTTAGCAGCCTGAGAACCGCTCGTCTCAAATTCGATTGCAGACTCTCTCCAGGCGTTGTATGCGGCCTGTGATGCATCCTTGTATTTACCGACCAGCTTATACTGGTTCTCAGCAAACTTTTGGTCAATACCCATAGCGGACGTGAGCTTCTCACGCTTCTCGGCCTCTTCCTTTCTCTTCTGAGCGGCTTGGGCCTCCATAGCAGCACCCTGTGCCGCCCACTCGGGAACCTTAAATACTGTGGTGCTTAAAGCCATTACTTTTCGAACTTCTTAATTAAACTCTTCACGTATGCGTGTAGTTTCTCTTTGTCTCCAGCGGATGTGAACTTCTTGATGTTGCTCATCTGCTTCGGGTTGAAGATGTATTCACCGCCAGTCATCTCACCAATCTTAGCGCCATCCTTCATAATGTCGATTGGGTTTTCCTTGTGTGAGAACTTACCTGGTGTCTTCTCTACTTTAGCACCCTTAGCGGCTTTGGGGACTTCCTTCTTAGGCATATTAGCTGCAAGAGAAAGTCCAGCTCCTCCGATGGCACTGATACCTCCTGCGATGTTCTGTACCGCTGCTTCCTTAGCGGCCTGCGCGAAGCCAAGCTCCTGCTGGTAGCGACCTTCCTTGCGGCCCATAGTGGCCTCCTGAGCGCCTGCCAACTGAGACAGAGCCGCAGTCTGACGCTGCTGTTGCATATCGGCCAAGGACTGCTGTTGTTGTGCTGCGCCTTCGGTGAGAGCACCGAGACCACCTAGCAGCGCACGGCCACCTGCCGCACCCAGAGCCTGAGTACCACCCGACAGAGCACGATTCACGTTCTCCATCTGGCGATTCATAATGTTCTGGTCGTATGACTCCTTGTACGCCTTGAAGTATTCAGACGGAGTGTCGAGTGATGGTGCAGACGCACGTACACGCTCTAACTCCTTATTTGCCTTCTTGTTGGCTGCGATGCCGTATGCGACTTGGCCGAGACCAGCAACCGCTTGCATACCAGCTCCGATTGCGCCTCCGCTAATATACTTCTTGTATGATTTCTTGGACTTCATAATACAAAGATACCTATTAGTTAACTAATTCATTGTGAAGCATCGAACGGTTGAACACCGTGTTGAATGCGTAAGCCTCCACTGGAGTGGTTAGGCTGTTAGTGAGTGTAATCACGGCGTATGGACCGCGAATCTTGTCTCCATCTACGGTAGAGTTCGACTTTACAGCAATCGTCTGACCCACGGTAACGACGGTCGTTCCAACGGTTGAGATTGATGTTTTGTTGACGACTCCACTTACCGTGAGGTTCGTATCTACAAGCGCTCCGCCAGACACCACCATAACCTGCCCATTGAGCGGGAATGGAATGGCTGAGATGTAGTTGCCTACGCTCGTGATGAATCCTCCAGCTATCGGGTCTGAGTTGGTCACAACACCGAGTGGGAAGATGTTTGAGGTCGAGCTAGTGGCCGTGGGGATTGACGCGTAGTACATACCCTCACGCTTGTCCATAGATGAGATGGTGACGGTTGATTGGTCCCTCGTTTCAACTGAGAAGCTCCACGGTGCGTTGCCCTCGACGCTAACGGCCTCGAATATCTTAACCATAGAGTTGTTCTGTGCTGACACCAACTTGATTGAGCTAGCAGTGAACGCGCCGTAGAATGTATTTCTGGTTGAGTCATCCTTGTGAGCCCAAGCGCCACCGTTCTTGAACGTAATCATTACGTTGTCTACGTAGCATCCAGACTCAGGGATGAATGAGTATCTAGTTCTCCAAGCGCCAGCCTTCACGTCGTAAGCGATGGTGTCGTCATTGTATGAACCGCTACCAGCACGCTTCTGGAACGAGATGATGTATTCGCTACGCTCTGGGTCCATAACAGCGACAAACTTGAAGTTCGTGTCGCCGAGTGCTATGGCACCGTTCATCTTGTCTTGGATGTACGAATCAACGCCCTCCTCACTTACTGGAGTGATTCCGTCTGGCCCGAGGCGTATAACCTTTCCGTTATTTACGTCAGCGAAGTACACGCGACCGAAATGGTTAACCACAGACTCAGGGTGCTTACCGACACCGTAGTCGCCAGCGTAGAAGCTCTGCGAGCCGATGAAGTTGGTCGATACAGTAACACCGCCACCACCACCGATGTACTCGATGATGTTTCTGTTGATTGGTGCTACTGAACACTTACGCTCCTGTAGAATCGTGATGGAGTCTCCACCGTCCACGATGTACTGTATGCCACCATAAACTGGCGATAGGTCCACGAAGTTGGCCTGGCCGAGATTGAATGATGATAGTGTTAACACCTGAGAGTCAAGAGCGTATGGCTCAGAGTAGGTGATTGTCGCCTTCCTGTATACCTGACCAGCGGTTGGTGCTGGTGCGTTGGGCCTACCAATACTGGTAAACTTAGAGTCGGCAAAGTCAGTGATTGAGTTATCCTCGACGAACATATCCTCATACTGAGTAGTAACCTGAGGAGTTGTTAGGTAATTAGTTATCACGTTCATCTGACGAAGACGATAGTAAGCGTCACCATTGAACGTCTCAACCACAGCATCGGTCAGGTTAGTGATATTGGCCAGTGAGTACCCACCGTTCGGCGGAACTGAGATTCCAATCTGACCAACTACGTTCGCGTCAGCAACTGAGAAGATTCTGTTCGTCCCAGACATCTTAACCGATGACACTCTAACCTCGTATGAGGTGAGCACTCCGAGGATGGTGGTGCTTATCACCAATGCGTCACCGTTCTTGATGTTGAGTGCCGTCGTTGCAAAACCATCAGATACGGTGATGTTTGATGTGCTAGATGTCCAAGTGTACGAGTAGTCTCTGTCACCCTTGTGTCTGTAGGTGCCAGATGCATTCACGACATCAAACACTTCAGATATCTCCCTATAGATGTTTACGTCGGTCTGCTTGATAGGTCTGTAAATCTCAACTACAGTCTGCTTATTCCAGAAGTCTGCGCTATCAATAACAATCCCGCCTTCAATTCTAGTTACAACGTCAGCTTTAGTAAACCCAGGAGCGTTAGGATTTTCTGCCAATTTCAAGAACCATCCAGTCCTTCTATCATCACTCGGTTGAGTACCTATAGTTTCGTTTACTGGAGTATTCGTTAGGTCGTAATACTCATATCCTAATATATCGAACTCATATCCAACGTAGACATTTTCGCCTCCTGACTCATACTTGACTATGCGTAATTTGTCTCCCTCGGCAAATACATACTCAACCTTAGGACTCTTGGAATCGATGTATGAGTATGACTTTCCATCAAGCGTGCCCATAGACACGTATATGACATTATCCTTCTCTGACAATGAAGTACAGAAAGCCTCACCGACACTGTATTGTAGTGCATAGTTATACGATACAAACGGTGAGTATAGTAGCTGCCACTTCTTAGCCCAGCTCGGCGGGTTGTGTTTGACTCTGAATTGGAATGAAACTGGTCCCTTGCTATCGACCTCTCTTTCTGAGTACCAAGATACCTCCTTGGCTCCAATCTCGTTTACTGCTCCACTTCGATTAAATCCATCGTAATACACAATTCCGAACTTGTGCTCCTGTCCAGCCTTGAATGAACGACCTGACGAGACGTAATACTGTCTTGAGTTGTAATTCTTATATGTAACGAATTGCTTAAATTCTGTAGAATAAGATGTATTAAGCAACGTCGGATTCAGAGTGAATGAGATAAACTTAGAAGAGTCTATGGGCTTAGCGTTACTGTTGTAGTATCCGCTAGCGGTTTCGAGTGATATAGATACAATCTTAACTAAGAATGAAATCTGAGTACTCCCATAGTCAATCGCATCAAGTGATATATTCACAACTGCGGTTCCCTTAAGTTTATGAACTATTCCTGAAGGCTGAGCAAGAGCTTGACCGACAGTTACAGTTGCATTGTAGTTGCCAGAAATGTTATTTACAAATCTAGCATACACATCTGGAGAACCACTCAATAGGTCGTCATACGCTGGAAGCGTGAACTGCTTGGAAATATCTATCTCCAGTTTTCCAACTCTCAGGTAGTTAGTTGTCTCAGTAGAGGTCAACTGAATGTTAGCGGAGCCGCCTGGAAGTACATTCACCTCGCTAGAGTAAACCTGAAAGTCTAGGATTATCTGACTATCGTATGACGTACTATTGATTGTATCACCAACCACGAAGTTGAACTTAGACGTAGCTATACTGCTAGCTGGACTATAGTATTTAGTCGACGCAGTTGTTGGATTTACGCTAAGGTATACTGACTTGCCGCTGTCGGTGTTTATTTCAGATATTGACACGTTAGTGTTTACGTTGTCGTAGAACTCTGTGTATCCACCATAGAGCAAGCGGTTGCCTGATATTGCCTGAGTGTTCGCCTTCTGAGGGACGTTGTCGTACATCTTATTCTGCTCAAGAGACGAAATGTAGGAACGAAGTTTACTATTGGTGAACGTAATTACCTCCGTGGTAGATGTTCTGCTGTTGTTAATTTCACCAGCAACGAAGAATCCAAGAGTATCGGCAGACTTAGCGAGGAGTCTAATCTTAGACGCGTCAGCTCTGCTGTGCTTTACGGTTACGTTGATTGCGTTGAATAGGTCCTTGGCGGAGTCAGTGATGAATCCATCGAGTAACTGATATACATTCACGCCAATCTCACTGTATGGAGATAGTGCCGATACTTCGCCGTCCTCGTATACATACTGATATGCGAACTGGAAGTATTCGTCATAGACGAAGTTGTCCTGGTCGGCCACATTGGTAAACGCGAGGGTAGGAGGGTCAAGCGGTGGTTGTTTAGCCACAGTGATACATACCAATTTCTCCTCGTCTGTGTAGTTGTATCCACCAGCAGCTTTGTATGGGTATCCAGTACCAAGCAACGCCTTGCTTACGTTAATCTTCTTTGGGTCGGTTACTCCGTCCGTGAAGTACGCGAGCGTGTCTCCGTTTTCGTTAACGATGAAGTCAAACTTAACGAAGCTCAGAGCGGTAAATCCAAGCACCGAATCCCTATACACCAACCTCAACTGATTGGTCTGAGTCGAGTAGTGATAGATGCTATGGTTGCCTGATGAATTGTGTACCGCAAACAGAACCTCACTCTTCTCTACGTTAAGCCCAGAGCCTACGACGGTGTTCGTGCCTGACGGCAACTCTGAACCGCTCGCAAATACAATCTGAGTATTGCCTCGGCTGTTCTTCAATACGTCAGCGTTGCCCTCGTCGTTGTCACCAACGTGCACGTTTATAGCGTCAATCATTTCGACTGACTTCACAACCAAGAAGTCGTCGTCCTTGTTTAGGTAACGAGGGGTTAGCTTATCTATTGGCATCGGCCTTAGTATTTAGGTGACTGCTTGAAATTCTTACGGATAGTCTTGAGTGCCTCGTCTTTGTTGAAGCTCTTAAGTCTGGCGTTAGCCAATCGTCTTTCGTTGTAGTATTCCTGTCTTGCTCTGGCTTTCTCGCCGAGGGAGACGGTATTTTTGCGCTCTATCAGACGGTAGTAGATATATGAGCGCAGGGCAGGCTCTGCATAGATGTGTACCAGTGGGTTAGCGCTACGGGCCTCGTCAGCCACGTACTCAATCACCACATAGTCGATGTTGCTTCCTACGGACAGCTCGATTCTATTCTGCTCGTGGTTCATTCTGTACTCACCGTTGTAGTGGCCTCCACCGAGTCCATATACCGCACCGTATGAGTTATCGTACAGAAAGTTCCTGAAGATGTATTGGTCGTAACCCTTCACTGACTGCGTGAGCTCAATGGTGCCCTTGTCGTCCTGTCTGTCGTATACGCCATCACCGTCCGTATCGATGGGCAGACCGTTAGCGTCCTTGACGTAAACCTGTGAGTAGTTGATATTCTTGTTGTGCCCGAAGATGTAAACGAGTCCATCGGTTCCTACGTACCCAATCTTAACGATGTCAACGTAATCGTCTGGAAGGTCCACGGTTCTGAGCGTCTGGTTGACTGGGAGCTTGATGCTCTTGACAACCTTAAGCATATCGAATCCGAACTCGCGGAGTCCACGAAGGGCCAGGTTACGAACGAGCGTATCCGTAGCGTCAGAGGCAAAGTCGTCCTGACCTACGGTGAGGATGAAGTCATTTACTACCTCGTCGATTGTGATTAGGTTCCTAGCCATTACTGCTTAGTTTGTTCAGATGATGCGTACGTAAACATATCGGTGTCCTTGATGTTGACACCAATCATCTTGGCCAACTCCATAACCAACTGCGGGGTGTAGTGCTCTGGCAACTCGAAGTCAACGCTGGTCGCAGCGTCGTAAATCTCCTTATTGCTGACTACGGTGTATCCGAACCTAGGGGTCAGGGCTACCTTAGCTCCGTTCGTCGGGTTCAGACCTTCGGGCTGCTTGTAGTATTTCAGCTTAACCTTCTTGACGCTGGTCGGGTACACAGTGATTTGACTGGACACAACACCGATGGGTGCCGTCTCCGTGGGTCTAGATAGCGTGCTTCTGAGGATGTATTCAGCCTTCAGCTCGTCGTAGATGAGGTCAATCGGTGTGGAGGTCGTCTGACCCATAATGAACGTACCGAACGTCTTCATCGAGATGATGTGAGCTAAGTCAATCGGTTTGCTGAACACCCCATCAACCTGCGAGATGGTAGACTCCTTGGAGAATACCGACAGGTCCTCGCGGATTTGCTTGCTCAACGCAAGGTCGCGGTGTCCGTCAAGACCCCTGCTCTTAGTGGTTGCCGACAGCGTATTCTTGGAGAATAAGCCATTGAACACGTTCTGCTGAGCCAACGCTGCGAACGCATTAAAGGTGGAAGGCGTGACGAAACCACGTTCGTCTTTGTTAGCCAAATCCTTCAAAGTAGAATATACTGTATAGACGCTAGCCATTATACGATGTTTATGTGCAAATATACCAATAAAAAAGGGGCCACTCTCGTAGCCCCCATACTATCAAGCAGTTAGGTTATTAGCCCAGACGCTCGAGTCTGTTTAGTACCTCATCGTAAATCGGTGCGCCCTTCTCTGTCATACAGTATCGGGTGAGCACGTCTGACGGGTCCTGCCCAGCGGGTGCGGTGATGATAAGACGGTTGGTGTCAAACCAGTATATCCCATCTGGACGCTCACGAAGGAGTTGGAAGTCGATAGCTTGGCGAATAGCTGAACGAATCTTAACCATCGGGTTGTCAAACATCTCAATGAACGCCTTAGGATTAGCCTTAGCCTCGGTTAGAAGCTCACGACGAATCTCCTGATTGCGCTGCTCGATGTTGATTCCCAAGTACATAGCCACGGGAAGTAGCTCGTCGATGCTCTTGTCTCTCACCAATGAGATGGCATCGTGAAGCAGGAACTCCTTGTCGAGGTCCTCCTCAGCCTTCTTGCTCGTATCTACGGCGAAGAAGACACTACCTCCGTTAGACTTGTTGTCGGGGTGTGCATCCAAGTAATCCTGAAGGTTCGGCTTGTTGGCAGGTACGGCCAGGTAGCCATCACGGAATACGATGTGGTCACGCATAGCGTTAACCGATTGCTCGTCAGTGTAGATGGACGGCTCATTCGGGCAGTAACGAATTGCACGAACGGTGTCCTTGACGGGGTCGTAGATTGTGACGTTGTTTTGGTTCAGCTTGAACCAGATACCTCCTCCAGATACTACGGAGTAGACCTTTTGTTTTCTGCCCTCCTTTTGTTTCTCAATCTGACGCTTGGGTCGGAATGATGCAGCAGCGGGTGCAGGTACTGCGATGTTGTTTTCGGGTGCGTCAAGGATAGCTTCCTCTCTGCGGATTGCTGGACGTGCCATATTAAATACAATTAAGAATTAAAAAAGAAAAGGGCTAGGGGGGCCAGAAGACCCCCCGTCCCTTAAACCTATTGATTAGGCCTTCTTGAGAAGCACGTGGCGGTTAGCGCCGCGCGTTACAAGAGCGATTTCAGACAGGTAGTTGAACTGAACCAAGTCCTTGGTGTCGTTCGAAGCACCCATAAATGAGCCAGTCAACCAGTGGTGCATCTCACGGCTAACACCGTTCGTTGCCTTGTAGTTGATTTCCAGTGACGGATTGCGGTCGCCCGACTTGGGGTCAACTACAGTAGCCATAGGAATAGCAACACCAGCGAAGTTAGCACCAGCCAACAAGGTGGGGTCGTTCAGAAGCTTCCAATCGTGCTTGTGGAAGGTGTAACCACCACGGCCGAATGATTTGAAGCCAAGCTGAATGGCCATATCAGCGCTGTTATTGAAAGCACCGTATTGCGTAGCAACACCTGCGGTCAATGAACCAGCGTTACCCTTAGCTACGAGGTCGTCGAGCAGAAGGTCCTGCGTGCGGTCAACGTACAGAGCGTACTCGGGAGAAGCACCCTGCTTGTCAAGCTCCTTGATGATAAGGTCAAGGTCAGCCAACTCGGTGATGTAACCGTTGGTAACCAAACCACGATTCTCGATAGCGGCGAAGTAACCTTCAGAACCTTCTACAGATACGTTAGCGGTGTTAGTAACCTTCTGGCCCAACAACATCATCATCTCACGCTTGTCGAGGAAGCGCTGACGAGTGTCGGCTTCGCCCTTCATAAACCAACGGTAGTCACCATTGCCCAGGTCAATCCAGCCGAGGTTCGTAGCTTGTGAGCCAGTCACCTTGAAGATTTCCTTAACAATCATATACGGGTTGGTGCGCTTAACCACGTTCGACTCAAGGTATTGGTCGGGTTGGTCAGTGCCCTGAGCGTACAGGTTACCGATGATGGGGAGTTCGTAGGTACCAGCAACGATGGCGGTAAGGTTAGCGTCCTCAAGGTTAGCTACCGTGAATGAGGTAGTACCAGTGATGGTCGTAACGATAGCGCGCTCCTTGCCGCTCAACAGAACAACGTCGTTAACGCGAACAACGGGAGCCTGAGCACCGAAGGCGATAACCATAGTCTTACCAGCGGTCGTGTCCGAAGCAAGAACTACTTTCTGGGTTTGGTGGAGGCGAACCTCTTCCCACCACTGAACTTGGTCAGCGGTACCAGCGCTTTTAACGGCTCCTACCATTTGCAGGAATCCAGTGATGCCTTGTGCACCGAAAGCCTTTACGAGGGCGTCGCGGTTGTCAGGCTTGTTGATTTCGTTGAAGTAGTCACCAAGAGCGACGTACTTCGCAGGGTCAAGACGCTTCACAGCGTTAGCTCCAGAGAAGAAAGTTCCCTGAGTAGCTGAAGTCATATTTGCCATTTTAAGTTGTTTTAGGCGTTAGACGTTAGAATCGGAATCGCATCATTGAGTCAGACTCTCCGATGATTTGGCGAAGCTGCTCCTCTATGTTGTTACCTGGCTGTACGTTACCTACGTTAGGTGTATTCACCTTGACGTTTGCGGCGGTCTCCACAACCCTGCGCTGTCCATCGCTCATCCCTTGTTGATATACAGCTCTGACAATTTCGTCAATGTTATCAACTACGGTTCTGTGCATATTGAACATCTCGTGGTTCCAGTTCCCATCGCGGTCAACGTACTGGTCAAAGTAACTCTCTAGATTCGCGTTTTTAGATTTGAGTGACTCACGATACTTGTCGCCGATTCCGAACGTAAAGACCTTCTCTCCTGGGAGTTCGAAGTCAATACCGTCAAGAGCGTCAGCTTCTTGCATCATAGTAGACACCCACTGCTCGTCAACAAACGATTCGACCTGCGGCTCTTGCTCAGCAGTCCTTTCGACTGGTTTGAGATAGTTGCTGCGTAGCCCCTCAATTTGCTTTCTAGCGTTACCCGCGTCAATCTTTAGCTGAAGGGTGGCCATCTTCTGCTCTTTCTCATCAAGGAATTCACCGTCAGTCTTGTACTTCGCCGATACAAGCATATCGATATCATCCCTAGACAAGTCGGGAAAGTCGTTCTGCATCTGGAGCTTCACCACTGAAAGGTCGTCCATTTCAGACGGATTGATTGACTGGTATAAGAACCAGTCCTGTGGGTCGCGGCCAGTCTCTTGAACAAACTTCAGAATAGGCTCAAGCCTCTCATCGATTGTCGCTGGTTGTTCTAAACGTGCGAGGATAGAATCCAAGTCAAGACCCACCTGCTCCTGCAAGTACGTATTGACGAACTGGTTAATCTCCTCGTCCGTGAGTTCGTCGTTGGACGTTTGGTTATCGTCCGTGTCTTGCTGACGATAGACGTATCTGTTCTCATCCGAAGGCTCCTGGGCATCGTCAGACGACGGCTCCTGAGGCTCTGATGGTTCAGTTACGGCTGTGTCAGCGGTAGAACCTTCGCTGCTCTCATCGGCGGCAGCGGCACCGTTTGTATCGTTGAGCTCGACAATGGTCGGTTCAATCGGTTGTTGGTCGGGTGAAGGCTCGCCTGGTTGGTCCACAATGTTGAGGCCCATATCCCTTACGAGGTCTTCAAGATTTGAAATACCGTCGGCCATAATAGGTTGAATTAAAGTTCCTTACAAAATTATCTATACTATTTCGCGCAAAAGTTTGCAGAATTGAAAACTATTTCGTATATTTGGGTAAATAAACAATTAAAAGATATGAAGACTGCATTGATTTCCACCCTACTTGTGCTAAGCACATCACTCCTTGGACAGCGTATCCCCGCTCAGTTCGCCGACGCTAAGTTCGAGCGGTTGAGTGAGAACCTTGTCGTGTTTACAGAGAACAGCGACGAGATGTACTCTAAAATCTGCGGCTTTGAAGTTGTGGAGCTTAAGCGCTTCAAGAAGCACAACCTAATCGCAGAGACGCGAATCATCGACGGAGTGAAGGTCATCACCGTGATTGACACGAAGACTGGTGGTAACCCATACGTCTTCAAGTACTCACACTACGTAGGGGAAAAAAAGAAGGGGGCTTAGGCCCCCTCCTCTTTTAGATTACTTTCTTAATCGCTTTAGGCTTGATGGCCGCGTACTTACCGTGGTACTCCTCGGTTGACGCTGGCAGTTGGGTCTTGCCCATACCACCGATTGCCTCCTGCTTAGCCATCTTTAGGTTAGCTGCAATCTTTGCCTTCTGGCGGAATTCTTCCGTGGCTTGACCACTCTTAGCACGCATAGTTGGCTTACCTCCCTGAGCTACGGCTACCTTGTTGGCTTCCTTAGTCGCGGCTTGCTCCTTCTCGTACATCTCTTTTCTGCGCTGAGCCTTAACTTCAGCCTCAACACTCTTGGGTGGGGTCTTGCCTCCTTCGGCGTATTTTCTAGCTTTCATAATTGTGAAACTTTGTACAAATATAGAAATCAGTTAGTTACCATTTCACGCGGTCAGCCCAATACGCCGCACTCATCTTACCCTTGGCGATATTCTTGGCGTGACGTGCCTTGAAGCTAGCACGCTTCTTAGCTCTAGCCCCTGTTGGGTTGCTCTCCGTTACGGTGTCCGCACCCTGCTCTCCGAAGCGGATGAGTTTGGTCTTGCCACCCTCCTTAGCCAGCACGATGTGTGACTTCTTGGGATGTGACGGCGTACCCTTCGGCTTGTTTACTCCAGATAATCCGTGCTTCTTAATGAGGTTCTTGATTCTTTCTTCCATCACTTGAAGTTCATATAGAGTAGAGCGGTTGTGAACAGGATGAAGTATGAGGACATAAGTACGTCCTGCTGCGTCATTTTTTTGAACGCTGGCTTGACAAGTAGTTGTCGATTGAGGTCACCAATGAGTGAATCTTGGAAGACCATTGTTTGGCGAGCTTGATGTAGCTGATGATATTTGAACTTGTAGGCTTCATCGTATGATTTTATTGTTGAATCCATTGACAGGAATCGCTTGTTCATAGCGACCGCCTGTGCTTTAGTCATTACGACTACTGTGTCGTTATTTTCTATTCGTTGTATCGGGTACACCGATTGCGAGTACATCGAAAGGCTGCACAGGAGCAGACTTGATAGTAGTAATCTCATTTTTCATTTCTGTTACTTGTTCGACAAGCAGTTCCTTCTCCTCCTCGAGGACCTCGATGGTCTGCTTCATCTCCCCAATCTTAGCTGACACCTGCTTGTCTACCTTGGCAGATACCTGGCTCGCTTGTTGCATCGTCTGTTTAGACTTCTCAATGATTAAATCCACTGGGTCAACAGGTGCTGGAGCCTCTTTCTGTTTAGCTATCAAAGCACCGACTGTAATGCCAGCGACTAGTAGGAAGATAGTGCGTGTCATTTGGTTTGAAGGAGCATTTCGTTCTTAGCGCTAGTGTATGCCAAAGCAGAATCCAGCCTGCGAATGTGTTCGGTGTACTTATCCACCTTCACTTCGAGCTCTGATACTCTGGTCTGACAACGATTGTCCACTTTGCTATTCATCATTTTTTGGTCGACATAAAGATAACCTATTGCAACCAATCCAATGAAGGCGATGGCGGCGACAGGATTCTTCTGAAACTGGTCAAAAGAGACGGGCATTTTCATTTCTTAGCAAACTTCTCTAGTCCAGCGATTCCGAATGAGCCAAGCGTGATAATCACGAATGAGTTGTAGGTAAACTCGTTGATTACGAGGTCCTTGCCCATAAAGCCAGACACAACGTCAGCAACCATTACCATTACCATTACAGCGAACGACATAAAGCCAATGATGGTCTTCTCGTTCCAAGAGTTGTCGTCCTTAAAGATGGCAGCAAAGCCCATAATCTTTTCTTTTACGTATGTGAGTATCATCTGCTTAACTGAATGGTTTTCAACTGGTTACAAAAGTAAGGCAAAAAGAAAAGCCCCTAGCGGGGCTTAACTTCTGATTAAGGACGAGGATGTGTTACTTCACAACCTTCAGCTCGGGGGTCTCCTGCTCCTGGACGGTGAACTCACCAGTCTCAAGGTTTAGGGTTCCGTGGCCGTGCTCTTCTGCAAGTTCGTTCATCAGAGACTGAATCTCCTCACCGCTCTTGCGAAGTTCTGCAACGAGGGTCTCCTGACGTGCTGCGAGGTCTTTCTCGCTTACGTAGAGAGCACCAAGTTCCATCTGGATTTGTTGCTGCTTAGCACGAATCTCACGTGCAGAATTTAATTGGGCTTCAGAAATCTGTGCCATAGTGAATTAAGATTTGGGGTTATTGTTTAGCAGTCTACAGCGTCTTCGTAGCCAGCCTGAGCCTTAAGGTGGTCGTATGCTTGTACGAGGATGTCAGCGGCTTCAGCCTCGAGCACGGGCTCAAAGCTAAAGTGCGTGCGGTAGATAGGTTCAGCGTGCGCCTCACGAGTCTCCTCAGATGCGTAGGTAGCTACTTCGTAGTGGCAGAAGTTCTTCTTAACCCAAGCCTCGGTCGGAGGGGTGGGCATCGGAGGTACGGGATTGCCATCAGCATCTACTGAGGGTTCTGCGGGTGCAGCGTATACATAGGTCTTTTGGTCGGTAGACTCGTACGTGAGACGGGTTACCTTGTGATAAGCGTCGGCGAAGGTGATGCCGAACTTGTCTACAGTTGCGATTACAGCCATTGTGATAACTAATTAGTGGTTACAAATATACAAAAACATTAACATCCACGAACGGAAGATATCTTGCCGTCGCTTTGTATTTCGTATACTGAAGAACCCGACTTATACCATAGGCCCTGCCCGTCAAACCCAGATGACAGCGTGTTGTCCGTGTAGAGCGTTACGTTTACCGCTAGTGATGTGCTAGACGAGTACAAGGTGATTGAGTTATATGCCTCCGCACACGCTGCGCTCCAGTCACTGTAACCGCCTGGGTCACCATCTCCAGATAAGAATGAGAAGGCTGTCGAGGCTGAGAATCCATAGAACTCGCTGATAGCGTCAGGAGTAGACTTACCAGCCAGAGAGGAGAGGGTACGCAGGGAGCTATTCGCCTGCGCTTGGCCCAACTCTACTCTGATATCGTTGATGCTTATCGGACCGCTACTTTGTAAGGCCATCTAGCTTCGCTTTGAGTTCTTCAATCTGTGCCTGCTGTTCCTTCATACCTTCGACCAGAAGACCAATTAGTTTCTCGTAGCGTACAGCCAAGAATCCAGTGTCGTTGGTTCTTACTGCGCTAGGGATAACCTCTTGTACTTGCTGTGCGATGATACCAGTGTCGTGTCCTTCGTATCCGTGTGCGTGCTTGTACTCGGGTTTCCAGTCAAACTCTACACCAGTGAGAGACTTCACCTTATCGATGGCGTTCTCAATCGGAGTGATGTTGTGCTTCAACCGCTCGTCAGATGATGAGTAGGCCACGATGTCGTTGGATGCGTCAATACGTCCAGCGGTTGATGAGGGCGTTACGTTGACACCGAGCGCCACTCCGTTGACGTATACCTTCTTGTTGAGGTTGATTTGGTCAAATGCACCTGCCGCAATAACGAGTGCATTGGATGAGTTCGTAAACATCGCACTAACAGAAGAACCGCTAGTGTTGTGGATACGGTAACCCTTCGTGTTATCTGAGTGGTTGTTTACAAGGATTGTTGGGGCAGTTGTAGTATTAAATGTTACATCATCCGAAGTACGAACGTATTGATTCATATTAGATGGATAAGGGTCAGTGGTTGTTCCTAGTGCCCTAGACCAAGTCTGATATGTTCCGTTACCCTGATAACTTCTAAACCATAGATTGTTGTCGTAGTAAGACATACCTAGTTGGTATCCGTGTACGTTTCCAGTATTCGAGTGTCTTACGTTGATATAGTTAAACCAAGTTCCAGTTGGGTTGCCAGAACCCAAATAGCTCTGCCAAAATCCACTTTCTACCGCTGTGTCTGGTGCGTTATCATAGATTAGGTTCGCTTCGCCTAGCCATCTTGATGGTTTACTTGTTACGTTACCCCAAGACACTCCGCCAGCGGATGATGCATAACTTACCGATTGGCTACCAATAGTCCCACTATCTATGACTGTATACTCCGTTCCGCCTCCATATGTGCCTCTTGAAACATACATAGAACCATTATACCATCTAAACTGCCAGCCATAGCCCTCACGGTGAATTCCAGTCTCCGCACTGTTCATCATTAACGTAGAGCCAGAATTAAAGTGCAATCCGTGCCAGCCGTTTCTTGTTCCGTCTATCCTCCAAGAACCATACGATGCGTTGTTTGGATAGAAGTGTGCATCATTTGTTGGGTTGTACAATCCTTGGTGACCAACGGTTCTAAACCATCCATTATTGTATATCTCTTGTACGTCACGTATACTATTGTTATTCATATACATAGTTCCGTACAACCAGTTTGTTCCAGTTGAATAGATACCAGATGGGTGATATGAGGCATTACCAGTCCCAGCCACGTTAGAGTGACCCTGATAAGAATACGCCTGTAAAGAAGAAGAAATATAGATGCTACCGTCCGTATTTATTCTAAAACGCTCAGTTCCCCACTCATCGTGGTTTCCAGAGTTATCTGGTCGCATACCCATATTTTGGGTAATTCTAAAGTTGTCATCGGTACCACTACAGTATCCAACACTCCATCTGGTATTATTGTATCCACTAGAAAACTGAATCGATGGTCTGTCAGTTCCGCTTCCAGAGCTAATGTGGAAACGTGCTACGTGTCCCCAAGAGTGGTTTCCATATCTGTTCTCAAAAGAGAACGGGATGTAGTTCGTAGATGCTGATTGTGTTGAAACATACTTTCCTACGTGTCCAAATTCGTTAACTGCTCTTCCAGAATCTACACTGTCGTAGTTGTATACATATTGATTAGTAGTACCAACCTCTGACATTCTAGAGAAACCAGCAAAGTTTCCGTAGTATCCAGTATCATTTAAGTCGTAAATAATTGGAGCATACAGTGGATTCGTAGATATAACAGTATTACCCCCAAGTGCTGCCGCAGCATCGTGATTGCCATTGTTATTATTTCCAATTACAACCTTACCACCGTACCATCCAAGGAAGAGAGTAGTTGCACTATTTGTCCAAGTGGTGTTTGCATCAATGTGTCTGTTTGTTGTTACTGCCCCATCGGACGCAATAGCAAACGTCCAAGACGAACCATAACCGACATTGTTGAAAGCAAAAGACCTTGCGTTTGACACATAGTTGCCACTACTAACAAGCGTTCTAGAGCCCCAGCTATTTACAACACCAGCAGTACCACCTTGATAGATGTAACCATCCATATGTATGTCTCCAGACACGCTAAGTCTAAGGTCTGGAGTCGCACCACCAAGTCCGAGATTAACAAGTTTTGAGTTGCTATTTGGGTCTACGTAGTAGTTGGTATCAGCAGAATCGTAGAAGATTGGAGACCTAACATCAACAGGTATGCTAACACTACCGCTACTATTTACAATAATGTTGTGTCGGCCTGCCGTGTTGTCATAACACATATAGAACTGTGCGTCGCCAACACCCATAGAAAATCTTCTAGAGCCACCTAAAAGGTTTATTACAGCATAGTTAGTTCCGTCAATCGACAATTGCTTTGTTGTGGAGGCACTACCCCAAGCAGTGTTAATGGGTGAAGTGTTATTTATTCCTACACTTCCAGCGAAAATACCAGATATACTTCCATTTGGGTCAAGGAAGTATGTAGTATCATTAGAGTCGTAAAAAATTGGAGCACGCATTGAGCCAGTGACAATCATATTTCCACTAGTGTCTATGCCGCCAACTGTCTGAGAAGCTGCTTCAGAATAGAAGTGAAATGATTCAGTTCCTACAACTTGAGATGTCATTCTCTTTCCAACGTACCAAGAAGAACCAGAGCCGCCAACATAACGAACCATAGCCTCCCATCCATTCCCAGGATTGATGGTTATGTACTTGTGAGCGCCTCCAGTTATGTTTATCGGAGTGTTGGTTGAACTACCAAGGTCTATTTGTCCATTGCTGTATGCAATGATTGGAACGGAATTGTTAAATACAAAATGAGTTTCTGTTCCGCTTGTTGACAGACTCAACGTACTAGATGCGTAAACACCACCACGGCCCCAAGCCGCACCAAGCCTAACCTCACCAGAGTATGATTCTGGATTGTTTACAAAAAGGTTTCTACTGCCATCAAAGTATGCAACCTTGTTAGTTGTATTTCCTCGACCAAAACCCCCAAGGGTTGAAGCGTCTCCAGCACTCGTTGCATAGCTTACCGACTGAGAGCCGATATTGTTCGTGTGGATTACTTGTACTGGAGTAATAGAAATCTTTTTAGTTGCTGATGGTGGGTCTACGGAATCACTTATGCCTGTCACACGATTCCAAGATTCTCCACCAGCGGCTCTAACGTGGACTTGGAATGAGTTCCAATACGAACCACGAGGCCACCAGAACGCAAGGGTGCCATCGAGATTCATTACTTTCACTGGAGCAGGGAAGTATGAACCGTATGACATAGCAGATACGTTGATTATCGTATCAGCGTATAAGTAGCCCTCCATTGCAAGCTTGAACGGAGTTCCAGAACCATAGCTCTTACCTGAAACCTCCATAACAAATGAATCTCCAGCCCACTCATTCGATTGAATGTCTGTGGTAACAAGAGTTCCATTTGGAAAATCACTCGCAGAGTGAACACCACGAGCTTCCTCTACTAGGCCATAGGCTGTAAATCCTCCGAAGAAATTAGCGACGTTAGCTGTAGTTGCGTAACTTACAGACTGACTTCCGATGTTACCAGAGTGGATAAGAGTTCTGTAGGCGCCGCCAGTATAAAGTGTTCCGTTAGCGTACAAGTAAGATGTTCCTCCTACCGTAGAGCCAATGTAAGTACCGTAACTGCTATTCCACCCGATAGCATCATCCATTGAGCCGTGAGATAAAACAGTTCCGCTAGTAATACTGCTAGTTATCTTAGCATAAACATTGATATTGTCTGCACCATCTCCAATAGACATCAAATTACTTCCAGTGGCAATGTTGTAAAATCTAGTTCCACCATAAGAATGATGTGAACGAATCCAAATGCCAGTATAGAAGTGGATATGCAATGGCTGAGTCCAGGCTCCTGATGGCTTACCAATGTAATAGTTTAGGTCGCCAAATGAATGAAAGTTAATACCACGGAATGCGGTGGTTGCAATAGAACCATTAACCGTATATCCAAGGTCAATTACGTTTCCAGTATTCAACTGACCATTTACAGTGGTACTTAAAAGATTTGCCATATTACTTGTTTTCTAACTTGTTTACTCGTTCTGTTAACTCTTGCACAGCCTTCAGCAAAATTACGCTTAGGCGAGAGTAATTGACTCCATCAGGGCGGCCCTCATTGTCGTACTTAACAACCTCTGGGAACAGCTCCGCTACATCTTCAGCTATAAGACCAATCTCCTCAGACTCGTCTTTCATCTTCTTGTATCGTACTGGACGAAGTAATTCAATCTTTGATGATGAATGCTCAATGTCTACTATGTCCTTCTTGTATCGGATAGAAGAGCTTTCTGTGATTGAACCATTTACGGTGAGACTTCCAAATACCTGAGTGTTTCCTGTTCCGCCCTCAACTCCAAATAGTTTCTCCCAACCGTTTGAGTATACTCCAAATGCTGACTCCGTATGAACGTGCCATCCGAAAGACTTTCGACCAAATACACCTCTATCTGAAGCAGCCTTAATGATATAATCGTTTAATCCTGCAGCATCGCTATATGGCGCAAACATTAAACCATTATAGTCGCTAGAATCCGCAGTGCTATACTTTAGCGTCAAGTCGCCAGTCATTGTTCCGCCACTTAGCGGGAGATAGCTACCTAATGAAGATGCGGAAGCATAATATGAACCGTGTTGTCCATCAAGCAAATCAGCATCAAGCCCAGAACCAGCGCCATCATTGCCAGCGTGCCAAGCTGTTTGTCCGTTTATTAAGACAGAACCAGCAACTGGGTTTAGTGAAAGCGTGTTGTATCCTATCCCACAATGGTTAGCCTGAATGATACCAGTTCCATTATCAAGAACGCCGAGTTCTAGTGAGCGTGGAGCGCAGCCGCCATCCAGTGATGACTTCCTGATTCGGAGTTGCATATTGTGCTGACCGACATTGGCGTAATCATTTGTACCAAGGTCTTTAGCTACGGTGATTATTCCAGAAGGAACCGTAAAGTTTGTATTGGCAGCTATTGAAACTAAGTTTGTAGCATAACCAGCAATAGTGTCTACAAATAAAACACCTGATTGAATATATGTGTTTCCTACTACGTGAAGTTTAGCCCCTGGATTCGTTGTGTTAATGCCGACATTTCCACCATCTGAAATAACCACTTTATAGGTTGAATCAGTACGGTTGTACCACCCCATAAGCCCTGGCTGTGCTCCCATTGACCAGTGGTTGGAATTCGCAGACTTAAAGTCAAACCAATGCCCTCCATTAGTAGAGCCCTGCATAAATATCCCCTCATTGTCTCCAGATACTACGTGTAGTTTTTTGGTTGGAAGGGCGGTTCCAACACCTACGTTTCCAGCGGTGTAATTGATACTCCCAGTTCCAGAGTTCCAAGGTTGGAAGGTGGTAAACCCTTGACTCAATACGTAATCCTCAGTAGCCAGTCCGTCAAGCGTGATGCTGTTTCCGTTTGATATAGACAATTCATTAGTGCCAGAACTATATGAAATCGTCTGAGCGTCGTTATCCGTATCGTAATCGGTCCACGTAGCAGTAACAGTTCCACCGTCTCCCTGAGTGAGCGTAAGCGTCTTAGTGCCAGTTCCTGATACAGCAGCAGCCGTGATTCTATCGTTATAGGCTGTATTCCAGTTCGTGCTGTTGTCGGTAAAGTTACCGTCGTGCCATACCTTTCTCCATCCCTGCCAGGTTCCATTATTCTTTGTGCGGAACCACATATCCTGGTCGTTGCCAAGGGCCCAATCAAATGCTAATTGGTGCGCCCATAAACTATTAGAGTATGGGATATGAATCAAAGCATCATTACCACCGCTCGGCCCAAAACCGTTCTTTACTGTATAGAATCCTCCATCCCCAGCCCCTAGATTGTTTGGCTCTACCGTGTCGTGGCTCTCACCAGCCTTAGATACCTTAGTTGAGTCAGTAGTAGTAATGGTCCACGACCTATTAGCACTTAGGTCGTAAGACGTTCCGTTGATGGTGAGCGTGCGGGTCTTCGGAACGAAGTTGTTAGCCACGTAAGTATTTACCGAAGAAATCTCATCATCTACATAATCGTACGTAGTGTACGTTCCAGCGGCGGCCGTAGTGGTCAGGTAAGTGTTTGAATCAACGGTTCCATTAGCCTTAAGGAACTGCGATGACGTGCCAGTCGGAGTCTTGAATCCGTTAAGCGTTACCTTTCCGTCAGTGTCGATGTATCCGTACTCGTTAGCCTGCCATCTAAAAGACAGAATCTTATTGGCTGGGCTTCCTTGGTCTGGCTGCAACGAACCGCTACTGTCAGCATTGATAATCATCAACGCAGTAGACGTAAGGTTCGGAGACGTTACCCCGTTTGCGCTAATTGCTAGGTTGGTTGTTGCACCACGTGTGGTTACGGTCTGTAGCGTATCAGTTTCCGTGTAGCTCGTCAAGAAATTAGGACTCCAGTTCTTCCACAGGCCGTCTGAGTCTCTACGAAGAAGCTGTCCCGTAGATACTCCGTTGATGAGCACATCGTGAAGCTCGTTGAGCTCAAATCCGTTCTGTACGTTGACGAAGATTTCTCCGTTGTTCTGCTGAACACGAGTTACAACACCTAAGTAAACCAAGTGGGCTGGTGCTACTGGCTTGTTAAGCAGTCCAAAGATTAGATTGCCTCCAGTTCCGAGCCATACTGGGTCACCAGCGGTTGCCGTAGACGTATTCAGGCCAGCGATTAGACCTTCGGTAACAACGAAGATTTGGTCGTTGATAGCACCCGTAGATACGGCCAATCCGATAACCTTAGATGATGTGGCCTCACTAGCGTTAGACGCAAGGCCGACAATCATATTCGTGCCGTCAGCGCTAGTAACATAGACCGCCTGACCCTTGGCTACGGCAACACCACACTTAACGAGGTGCTGAACCTTAGACACGTAATCAACGGTAGACAGCGTGGCATTCACCCACTGAGTCCCACTCCATTGCAGAATCTGCCCAGTGGTGACCGTTGAAATAGTTACATCACTAAGGTCGTTGATTGATGAGGCTGATGATAGGTATCCCTGAGCCTTTACGAACGCAGTAGTTGCGATTTGCGTACTATCAGTACCAGTCGGTGCGGTGGGGGCCGTCGGAATCCCAGTGAATGCGGGAGAGGCTATCGTGGCGTACGGAGACGTAATGTTCCTCCACACTGGTACGGTGCCACCCAACGGCACACTATAGTTAAGTATCTGGCCAGCCTGCGGTGACGTAATCTCAACGTCAGTTAGCCCATCAAGACTTGTAGAACCTGCGCTTACATTACCCCAATAGACAGCACCTTGGCCGTCAGTCGTCAATACTTGCCCATTGTTGCCATCAACGAACGGCAGGGTGTATTCCGTGTTGACGTTAATCTGAGATAAAAACTTCATAGTTTACCAGCCTAATATAGTATAAGCAAAAGTACAAAAAGAAAAGGAGGCTATTGCCTCCCTATTCTTCATCTAATGTACTCAATGATTAGTCGTTTGACGTATCAGGAGCATCACCAGGGGTTGGGCTAATGGTGGTATCACCAGTACGCTTGGTTCCTGAAAGTACGACGTAGTATGCGTTATCCGTGACGGTACCACCGAAGGTGACTACTACCGTGTTGGCGGTAGGTCTTGTGATATCAACAACCACAGTTTCCTGAGTGGCGTAGCTGATAACCTCAGCCATAACAGCCTTGGTTCCCAGGTTGTGGGTTACCGTGTAGGCATTGCCAGTCTTGCTTACGTTACCCTGTGCGGCATCCAACGAGAAGTAGATGGGCAGTCCAAGGTAGTTAGCAACGGAAGTAAACGTAGCGAGACGAAGCTCACCAGCGTCTGCGTTGCTCTGCATAATGAAGTGGTCCTGCGTGGTATTCGAAGGAGTCAGCGTAGGCAGGCTACCGACGTGCAGTGGCTGGTCAACCGTAGTGAAGCGGTCGTTGGTCTCGTCCCACAAGAACGATACGTCAGCGGCGCTACCACGATTAACAGAGAAACCACCGTCCTGAGTCGGAGCGGTAGATGCGCCGAGGTCAGAATTAAGCAGGATGATGCTGTCACCGATGTTAACCTCGTTAGAAGTGATAGACGTGAGCTGTCCGTTAACCGTAAGGTTACCAGACACAACCGTCTCCTCAGCGTCAATGGTTATCGTGTAGACAGTGCCAGACTGAGTAACGGCGGCAGTCTGAACAATCTTGGCGTTCTCAAGCTGGGTGTTCAGGTCATTCCAGTAAAGGAGTCTACCCTCAGACAGGCTAGGTGCGTTCTTGAATCTTACGTTATCGCCAGTGATTTCAAGACCGTCACTCGTTCCGACGTTAAGTACGCCAGTACCTGTGCCGTCCCAAGTCAAACCGTTACCTGCGATACTAGAAGCTACGCTGATGGTAATCTCGCCATTGTCTCCACCGCCAGTAAGACCCAGGCCAGCGGTTACGCTGCGGATGTCACCAGTGATATCGTGCCAGGCGGTACCATCGTAGTATTTTACTTTGTTTACCGTAGAGTCGTATACGATTCTACCAGTGTACAGCGAACCACCGCTGAGCGCAGTAATCTGAACTGTAGATAAGTGCTCAGGACGAAGACCTAATACGGGATATCCGTTGAGCTGAAGCGAAACTAAATGACTCAGTGCCATATCATTCTTAGTTTAGGTATGCCTTCCCGCTAAAAGAGTCGACAAAGGTTATGGTTAGTGTGTTAAGGGATGTATATTGGATATCTCCAACGACTGTATTTTCTGTGGTGTCAACGACAACAACCGATGGTTTCTTGCCTAGGTTATGCGTGACCTGCCAGGTTGCCGATGGCATATTCTGCTCATATACGAAGTGAGCGTCACCACCACCGCCCGTGACACCCTTGATTGACAGGGACGTGGTAGGTCTAGGGACAACGATGGTGGTCTGTACGGTCGGCTGCTGTACGCTTACGTTAATCTGTTCGCCGCTGTTGATGGTTATATCACTCATAACGTAACGTCCTCGTTTACTTTGAAGATTCCATACAGCCAGGTCTTCACAGCTCCAGAGTTAGTGCTCTGTAGGTCATACACGTAGATTCCTCCGCTTACGGCTGCCATAGTTGATGGAGATGCGGTTATGGTGAGTATTCCCTGTGCTGTGCCGCTATAGGTGAATGCGTCGTCCTCAATGATGGCCGATGATGACGTATCGGTCTCCCTAACGTCGAGCTTCCAGGTGTATCCAGTGAGGTTGAGTACGGCACCAGTGTCGTCCTTGAACGTGAGCTCAAGACGGAATGAGTCACCCTTTCTACAGGTGATATCTACTCTCTGTGCGGTATCTAAGTTAATCTGGGCTGCCATAATGCAAATATACCAACTTATTGATTGCCAAGAATTTGCGACATAAGGTCAGTCTCCTCAGCCGTCA